TTGCTTACCGACACAAAATTAAGAAAAGCTCTTGGCAAAAAGAGAGACCAGATCGAGGTCATATCGGACGCTCATGGTCTGAATGTCCGGTTGTCTACTTCCGGCAGTATAACATTCTTTTACCGCTACAGATGGAACGGGAAAGCCGCTCAGCTAACGATTGGCGATTATCCCACCACCTCCTTATCTCAAGCTCGCGAACGTAGACAGCAGTTCAGGGCGTGGTTGACAGAAGGACTCGATCCGAGACGGCAAACAGTTCTGGAGAAACAGAAAAAAGTCGAAGCGCTCACCGTTAAAGAGGCTTTCGATTACTGGGAAAAGTATTACTGCATCCCTGAAGGTCTTGTGAAAATCAAGGTTAACCGACGGGACTTCAATAACCATATAGCGCCTGTGCTGGGGAACATGATTGTTGATCAGACCACTAAAGCGCACTGGCTTAACCTTTTTGATGGCATGGGGCGAAGAGTTGTCACTGGTCAGATGCTTGGGCTGATGCAGCGTACGTTCCGTTTTTGCTCCAATCGAGGGGTAATTAATGTGAACCCAATTGAGAGCCTTAGGCGCTCTGACGTAGGTCTCACAGCATCCGTAAAAGATCGCAGATTGAGTGATGAGGAAATCAAAACAGTTTGGAATATCCTTCCTGAATTGAAGTACAGACAACAGCTGATAATGAAGTTTCTCATCATGACTGGCTGCCGGAGTACAGAGATCAGGACAGCAAGATGGGAGTGGTTCGATTTCCATGAGCAAACGTGGACCATTCCGGCAAGCGATTATAAAACCGGGAAATCGGTCAGAAGGGCACTTCCCGAGGCAGTAGTAAGAATGATGTTAGCAGAGAAGGAAACGTCAGTTTCAAAACACGTTGTGACGCTGTCACGCTACAGAGGGCCAGAAGATGACAGACCGCCACTACAACCAAACGTCGCTCTGTTTTCTGCTCAGATTATAGCTAAAACAGGCATGAAACCTTGGTCTCTCCATGACCTCAGGCGAACAGTGGCGACACGCCTTTCTGAATTAGGTGCGCCGCCACATGTTGTGGAAAAACTGCTTGGCCATCATATGGCAGGTGTCATGGCACGTTATAACCTGCATGATTATCTGGATGATCAGCGTCACTGGCTTGCTGTTTGGCAGGATCACCTTGAGAAGCTGGTTGGTCAGCCTCTGGTTTGATCCCCACGTTATCTTCCCAGGCCAACAAGTCTGAAAGTCTCCACCTTTTAGGGCTGCCATTTATTTTAGGCTGCGGGAATGGCTGAGCAAAGTACGAGGGCATCCGGGATGGGGTGCTCCAGAAATAAAGTGTGCTGCGCGATATTTTGTATCTGGACAGAACGTCATCGGTTATCAAAATTTCATCTGATTTATGAGATGTATTAGTCATAAAAACCCCTTAGTTACATTGTCCAGGCAGATGGTGTAGCCGGCGCGCGCAGCTCATGGCTGTGGCCACATAGCTACTTTTTCTGTTAACAACTTCTACAGTGATCTTTGAGCCTTGAACCACCACCGTATAAGTTCTCTTCGTTTTCTGTCGCCCGTAAGCTCCATAAAGCTCAATGTGTTTTGCCAGCGCGGCATCGCACGCCTGGCGGCCCAGAGGGGAGTGTCTGCTTCGGTTAATCAATCGCATATACATTCCTTTATCGGGAGAGTTTCCTCTCCCGATCTGGTTAGCCCACGTATTCCGGTTTCATGTCGTCCAGGGTGATGCGGAACTGGTCATAAAGTTCATCACCGAGGTGGCGTTTCGCGCCGTTGAGAATGCCTTCAGCTTTAGCAAACAGTTCGACGGCTTCCCGTTCTCCGGGATTAGGTAGAGAGTTGATCGCGGCCTCAACTTTGTTTCTGGCGTCAACCATGAAATAACGCTGCACGGCTTTACCTTTCAGCTCGGTGAAGAGAACAGTGCCCAGCACAGCTTTCTCTTTATCCAGATCCGCCCTGATGGCTTTTGCTGCATCGACCGATTCGGCGCGCTCAATGCGGTCACGGAAATCATCTGCCAGGGAATCAATATTGAGAGCTGAATCCTGCGCGCTTGTGGTGATGTCTGTTCCGCTGGTGATCTCTGCCACAGACATTCTTTGCGCCGGCGTCGGGTTTATTTCTCGCTCGGTCCTTTGTTCAACCTCATCCGGGCTGTAAACACCCAGGATGACTTCCGGGCAATACAGCCGCGCCCAGTATTTGACGCCCAGATAAGCGATTTGCTGTTTCGGGTTAGAAACCCACAAAGGAGAATTACGTGTGACGACTCCAGAGAGATAAAGTGGCTCCCCCCAGGTGATTTCCGATTCACCGCGCAGAATCGCGCCGACCTGGACGAATAACCCGATTTCGTCCTCATCTGTCCAGCCTCGTACACGCTCGGTGACATTGTATTTCCCGTTTTTGCCGTGCTTTTCCCGGGTGACCTCTTGAGTCCTGGTGCAGCGCTCCCAGTCGCCTCCGTAACGATAGTGAAAGCGGCCATGAATGGCGCTTGAGCTGGCGATTACCGCATTGACCAATTGGGCTTCATACCCAAGCACACCGTTTACCAGATGCGTTTTTTGCGCTACTGCGTAGGGATTCATGCCCCATTGCATTGCCTGCATAACGATCGCCATGCAATCGGCTGGTTTACCCGCGAGGTGTGCAGGTACCGTCACCTGAGAATCTGCCATCAGGTTTGCAAATGCCGTTAGCTGGCCGAGCGCCTGCACGTTGAAGATGGCGTTACTGGCAGAAATGGTATTTGGAGCCTGTTGCTCAGTGGTAACAATATTGGTGTTTTCCATCGTCATATCCCCTTATGCCTGTACGCGCAGCGCTTCGAGACGGCGCATATCAAAATCGTTAAGTTCTTCGGTGTAGTCTTCGGTAATCGGCGCCGGCCATTCGCCAGTGTCAAAACCGTTCGCGATGGCACGCATTGCTTTGCGATATTCCAGCATGCCGAGTTCCAGCAGTTCTTCGGATGCCTCGATGATGGCGATCCAGTGGTAGTTCTCGTCTTTGTTGACGAATATCCAGAAGAACTGGTCAAGGGCTGCGGTTTCGCAGTACATAGCCGCGCTCAGGTGGTAATCGCGCTCGATGATTTCCCGGTGCAATTTGGCGCGCAGGCCTTCCTGCTTGATGTTCCACATGCTGATGGTTTTAAGGTCCGCACCGATGCGCAGGCCGCCCATGTCAATCTCAAGGTCAGGACGCACACGAACTTCCAGCCCGGTTTCCTCATCAATGCCGAAATAGCTCACCTCGACGGCACGGCTCGGGTGCGTCAACAACTTGCCGGCGGTCGGGTGGTTCAACAGTGCTTTCTGAATGGCAAGTGCCGTAGCCAGCTGCTGGCGGGTTACCAGCACTTTTCCTTCAGGGTTTTCGCGCCATGCATCCAGCAACTCATCGGCAAACACGGCATCCGGTTTAACCGATTTCACGGCCTGAATCAGATCCGCCTTAGTACCTGATACTTTCAGCGGCTGCGCCTTCTGTGCATCCTGCGCAACCATGTCAGGATTAATAAGTGCCAGCTGTTCCAGTAAGGCATCGCGGCTACCGCTGGTTTTCACCTGGGCGGGCATGGTCGCGTTGTATTCCTTGATGCATGCCTTCATAGCGGTGGCAGTTTGCTTCTGTCCGTCTTCAATGCGCTGGAACTCAGCAGGTAAAGACATATAACCTTGGCCGGTTTCTTCAACTGATGTACCCAAAGGAACCTGGGCGGGCAGGGTCGCGTTGTATTCCTCCAGGAATCTCTTGATGTCATCTGCGCTGAGCAAAACCGGAAGCCCGTTGTTGTACTCGTCGATAAACGCACGGATCGTCGCAGTCGTGGTGAATGCGCCTTCCGGGATTTCGGGCTCGATGCTGAATTCTTTTTCCAGTTGATCAGGTTGCAGCGCCAGTGCATGCACTAGATTTCCCATATCCAGAACAGGGGAGCGTACCTTCTGGATGGTCTTGGATACGTGGCGCGCCTCGAAATACATCAGCGATACCCGGGCATCTTTAACCATCGTGGAGCTGATGCCGTTAGCGGCGTGGTAGACCTCATTTGGCACGCCTTCATATCGACCAGGCTCGAAATACTCCGGCCATGCTGGCGCTGCATGTTCAGCCTCTTCCTCTACATCGCTATGAGCACTCTCGGAAACCTGGCTTTTCAGCACTTCGGCGGTAAGATCCGGGCAGCGTTCAGCCAGTATTTTGCTCATGTTCACGGCAGTTGTTTGCGCAGGAGGCTCATCAGCGCCTTTGCCTGCTGATACCGCATTATCATTTTCGTCTTCGACCGGCTGAGCCGTTTCCATCTGCACATCGCTGGTGGTTTCCCCGGAATTAGCTGGATGTAATTTTTCTTCTGCAGCGCGCTGGCGCGCCTGGTCCACGATAGAAAGTGCTGGTGCTGGTGCTGGTGCTGGTGCTGGTGCTGGCTGGCTATCCATCAGACCATCAATCGAAAAAACACCATTGCCCATGTTTGAAACTTCAGGCTGTTTGGGCTTGGTCAGGTCTTCGGTTATCCACTTCGGATCCGTGGGGTCACTGATACCTTCGACATATTCACCACGTTCGGCGGCCAGAACCTGATTAGCGTCAGGACGTTTCTTTTGAGCTTCTTTCACCAGTTCGGTGCCAATTACCTGAAAGTCAGTTGGGATAGTTTCCAGGTCAGGTACACCTTCATCTCCATCGATAGCCTTTTTCACAGCGTCCAGAGTGACGGCGGCAGATGAAACATGACCAGCTTTCTCAAGCGTCTCAGCAGAAGGGGCGTCATGCTTATGCTCGGTCAGGTTCGCATTGATATAGGTCTGCAGACTTACCGGGAAATGATGAATATCGCTGGTGGCGCCACGAATAAGGGCAAAAATGGCGGCGCGGGAATAATCCAGGATGCCTGCAACCTTGCGCAGCGCTGCAGACCATTCCTTGAACGGACTTTCTTTCTTCTGGACGATCTCTTTGGCCCGGCGGTGAATTGATGCCGGGAAATTGTAGATATCGAAATCCATTGGCATTGTGGCCAGGGCTATTTCTACATCGAGCGTATCAAGGGTATGGGTGTAGTCAGGGTTGCGATCGGTTTTATTACTGCCGCCAGCATTCGTAACTGCATCGGTTTTCATAACTGAAGAAATGTAGTTACCGGCAGCCCATTCCCTGGTGAGAATGCCGCGGTCGATCGCGTTCGTGGCGAACCACAACTTTGCAAACTGAATACGTTTGCCGAGCTCATGCCGTTTCCCTTCCGGGAAGACTTTTTTATTGGCGCTGGTGAATTTCCAGAGCGCCGGCATATCGTATTTTTTGATTTCATGGACATTCTCGGCGGCCAGAATCAGGTCCTGAACGGCTGCGTTATCAGTGTCCATTTCAAGAACTGACAGCTCCTGCCGGTGAGGCATGCTGATATGATAAACGTGGCGTTCTTCGGCCATATACTGCGCCAGCAGCTGGGTGCGAAAGGGGAGTTCTGCCACGTTAAAAAGCGCGCTTGAATCGTTCTGGTATTCATCGCTACCGAAAGTTTCCACGGTCTCACCTTGTGCCGCGTCGACAGTGGTATAGGCATCAACCGGCTCGCCAGTAACGGCCCCAGAGGTTACTCCGGCATCATCGTGATGAACATCAGCAGGCGCCTGTCCTGGCTTCAAAGTCCAGGTGCGGCCATCGTCGCCGAGCTGGTAGCGTTCGCACCATGAGTAATCGAGAACACCCTCCGCCGGCAGGTCGTTGAATACCGGGAAATCGGTGCGAATAGGTTTTTGATAGTCTTTGCCGCGGCCTGTTTCGATCCCAGCGTCTTCCAGATCGACGTCGAGCTGCAGTAGGGCGCGAGCTTCTGATTTATTAGTGCGCCAGATTACGGCATCAGCTTTACCCGATTTTTGAGTCGCTTTTATCAGATAAAAATATTCCATGTGATAGCCTCTATTTTGGATGTAAAATCCCCAGGGCCATTGGTAGCGCCCATTCAGGGTGGTCATTGGTTTTGGTAATTTCCGGTGTAACTTTGGTCGGTGGCACCGGACGTACAGCCCGCTTCGGCGGGTTTACGTTAGCCCTCGTGAGCCATCTGGTCGTGAGAAGCGCAACGTTCAGAGCAATACTCTTTTTCTTTCCGTGCGAGCTGGTTCCCCTGGAGGTACAACAGGGTGCTTACCACTGGTTTTCCCTCAATTGCTTTGCGGCAATAACCGCATTTCTTCTGCATTCTTCCGCCTACATTTGCACCGTGAACCCGGCCGGATGCTCGTCAAGTACACCTTTCAGCGGATAACATTCAGCTTTCACGTGTTGCTCTTCTGCAGCTGCCTTGCAGTCATTCTCAGTGTCGTAAACGCCGAGCAGGACATCCTGATTACCGCCCGTCAGCATGCTGACGGTGAGAACCAGGGCGAATAGGCTTCCAGTCATAAAGTACCTGTTAACCATTCGTAGGTTGCTGATTCAATGACTACTTCCTGATTGTCAGCGTCACATGGAGTTTCTTCTCCCTGAACCTCATAAATACAAAGCAGGTCTATGACCTGCACATCCCTATATTTTTTAACCATTAGAGAATCTCCCACAGTGCGCTGAAGAGCGCGATCCAGATGAAGAGCCCAATAACTGCCGAAATGACCATGGCTCTGATGCCTTGTTTGCTCATTTCAACCTCTGCCTTGTCGCCGGCCAGCGGAACGTTTACCACCTGACAACAATGCGTTTGTTGTCGATGTGATAAATGATGCAACATAAAGTTTCGGTTGTAAAGGTGAGTATGAAAGTATTTATTTCGCTAACGGGCAAAAAAAATGGCACCGCAAAGGTGCCATTGGTTGGAGGGGGTTACGTTTTCTATTTTTTTTGATTGTTTATGAGGTCGTAGACGTCGTTCTTAAGCAACTCGATATCGTGCAGGACACCTTTGGTGTGAAGGATAAGACGCAACTTTTCGGACTCAGGAAGTTGGTTAAAGAGCGAGAGTATCATTAGCTCCTTTTCGTCCAGGTCACGATTTGATGATAACGTCTGATCAGGCTTATCATCAGTTTCATCTGAGGGAAGAAAGAACCAGTGCTCTGGTTTTCCTGTTGCTGCAGCAAGTCGCTTTAACCTCTCACCACTCGCAACACTTTTCCCTTTAGCCCAATTTTGCACAGCAGTGTGCGAGAGCATGACCTTCTTGGCTAGATCGGATTTATTCCAGCCATTTTCAGTCATGACTTGTTGAATTCTTTTGGCAAAAACTGGGTAAGTGATCTCATTCATAAGTGCATTTTACAACCTAAGGTTTCACTCAGCACTAAAACAATTTCTTTCATTTGTTGAAACATAAACTTTCGTCGTATATGCTTCTCTCCATCAAACCAAGGAGAGCACATGAACAAAGAGACGCAACAAAAAATCAGTAAGGCAGCATCTCGTGCCTGTATCGGAAAGCACTTTGGCATCAGCGGTCAGGCTGTTGGTAAGTGGATTTACGAGAATGGAGTGCCTCAAAAACGCATCGTCCCACTATGCCGTTTTCTTAACTGGGAAGTAACGCCTCATGAAATTGATCCTGAGGCGTACCCAAACCCAACTGACGGCCTGCCGAAACGGGAAGGCTGACTATGCAAACACTTTCCTTTCAACAAAATACCGGAATCACCACCGGCGCACTGATAAAGCGAAATCAGCTGAGAGAGTCAGATCACGACGCTATTCGCTCTGCTGTTCGCGCCTGGGCAGCAGCTGAAGGGCAGGATGTTGTCTCGGCATACATCATCGATGAGTGGCGACAGCAGGGCGGCGAGGAGATCGCGTTTCCTGATGATATCAGCCGTGCCCGCCAGAAGCTTTTTCGCTACCTGGACAACCCTGCCGACTCTGAGCGCTATCGCGAGTACGTTCGCCTTCTTACCCCGGCAATCATGGCCGTTCTTCCACTGGAGTTCCGACATCGTCTTATGCCTCAGGACGATATTTTGTCGCGCCTGTCTTCGGCCATGAAGGAATGCGCAGAAGCAAAGCAAGCGGTGATGCTGAACGCGCCAGAGCACCAGAAACTGAAGGAGGTGAGCGAGGGAATAGCGTCGCTTTTCAGGCTAATGCCTGAGCAGACAGGAGCGCTGATGACGATCGTGAGCTCAATGCTCGGCGTGATGTAAGCGGGGTATCCATGAATCACATCGAATTTATTGAGAAGAACGTCCGCGAGGAACTTCTTCGCCAGGGCTTCACGCAAGCAGTGGCTCAGGGGGGGGCATACCAGGCGGTCGGTATGTACAAGCGGATGTCACAGGCAAGCCGAAAAGGGGGAATGTTTGACGATGTTATGCGACACGCAAAGTTATGGGCAGAGAAGCAGACCAGCGCAGCTGAACGCCGGGAAGCAAAGCGTAAAGTGCGAAAGGGCGGCGACCAGGCTGGGTTGTTCTGAAAGGGTGAAGACTGTTGTGCGCCAACACAGCCAGTCTTCGGGTGAATTAATTGGGTCAATTCACGGGATGAAGTATGTCAAATACCGCTGAAGTTATCAATTTTCCAATCAAAACCGAACTAACGGGAGGTCGCATGGCCGACCTGTCCAACGGCTATACCAGAATCGCCAATGAGATACAGAAACTCAAACCGAGGCTGCGCATGTCCGGGCGCGAGTGGCAGTGTCTTGAGGCTGTTATCTGGCTTACCTACGGATGGAACAAAAAACAGGATCGGGTGACGAATACCGTGATTTCTGAGTTAACCGGCTTGAGTGATTCTCATGTTTCAGATGCGATAAAGCTACTCGCGGCACGGGGAATTATTTTTAGTCACAAGCATGGTGTGATGAAAACTGTCGGTATAAATACTGAGCTATCCGCCTGGATTTTGGACAAACCGAAAACGGGAAAACTCTTCCCGAAAACGGGAATTTCCTTCCCGGAATCGGGAAAAACCTTCCCGGAAACGGTAGACACCCAAGACTATAACAAAAACAATATTAAAAGATCTTCGTCTCGGAATTCTGAAGAATCCCGAAACAAGGAAACATTGAAGTTTCTCTCTCGTCATCCAGAAGCGGTCGATGGGATTTATACCCCTGCAGGAAAATCCTGGGGAACAGCTGACGACCTCAAAGCCGCGCGATGGATTTTCGATAAAACCCTCACCGTGAATGCCTCCCTCTCAGAGCCGAACTGGGTTGAATGGGCAAATACCATCCGTCTGATGCGCATGCAGGACAAACGCAGCCATTACGAAATTTGCGAATTGTTCAAGTGGGCCAACGAAGACAGCTTCTGGCAGAACAACATTCTGAGCCCCACCAGCCTGCGGAAACAGTGGGATCAGCTCACGACTAAACGCCTGCGCAACCATGGTCCATCCAGAAGCGCATCAGGCGCCAGTGCGCTGGACAACACAGACTGGATCAACGGGGTACTCGAATGAAATCTATCGCAGAAAGCATGCACAACTTCGACCGTGAAAACTTCCAGCGAGTGGCTGCCGGGCTTCCGGAAATGCAGGACGAGCAGGCATTAAAGCGCCAGGCGGCCAAGACTGCGGAGATCTTCAACGAGCTGTTCCGCCAGCTGCTTGCCGTATTCCCGGTGCTGGCCAACAAATCTGTGGAAGACCTCAACGAGATGCGTCGCCAGTGGTTGTTGGCGTTCAAAGAGAACGGGATCACCACAGTTGAGCAGGTTAACGCAGGGATGCGGGTTGCGCGCAAACAGGAAAAACCATTCATGCCATCACCGGGACAGTTCGTCGCCTGGTGTCGTTCTGAGGAGGCGGTAACTGTAGGCCTGCCAGATGCGAGTGAGCTGGTTGAAATGGTTTACCAGTATTGCCGGACTCGCGGCCAGTATCCAGACGCTGAGTCGTACCCATGGCCTGAGCACAAAATCGAACCGTTAACGCTGAAACACAAAGCCTGCTACTGGATGGTTACTGGCTTGTACGCAGACATGCGCGCAAACGGCCTCAGCGACACTGAGTTGCGACGTAAGGCGCAGGATGAGCTGCTGCGTATGGTTCGTCGCTTGAATGCCGGGGAAGTGATTCCCGAGCCGGTTAAGCAGATCCCAAAGCTTGGCGGACGTCCGCTTAGTAACGAGCAGGGCTTAAACAGAATCGCTGAAATCCGCGCGAAATTCGGTTTAGGCAGAGGGCGGAAACATGGCTAGAGCATTATCAGCAGTTGAGCGCAGAGAGTACGTCCGCGCAGTGATTCGGATCACCAGGCATCAGGGGCGCCTTACGACCACCGAGGCAATGAAAAAACTGGGGCTGAGCCGCGCTACTGTCCAGCGGTATTTTTCCGAAGCAGAAGCGACTGGCGAGGTTGTCCGGCATGGTCGTCTGGGGCTGTTCTGCGATCAGAGGGCCGTCATCGACTTTGACATGAAGCGTTTTGGCCTGGTGCCGAAAGTTGCTGTTGGGATGAATTACAGCCTGCTTGGCAGTCCTGTTTTTCAGCGAGTTTTAGATGTTCAGGAGGCTATTCATGGCTAAGAATTCAATCGATGTATACGGTGCCAGCGGCAAAACAAATGTGCTCAATTTCGAGCCTGAAAACCTGCACCTTGTCACCGATAAGACCCACCCACTTTACGATGAGCGTGTACACCTGCCGATCGAGGAAGGAATGGTACTGAACATTGCGGAGCTGGGGGTACTGGAGCCAATCATCGTCTGGAAAGACCCTGAAACGGGGCTCACCTGCGTAGTTGTTGGCCGTCAGCGCGTTAAGCATACCCTGGAGGCAAATAAACTCCGTCTGAAAGAAGGCAAAGACCGACTGCTTGTTCCCGGAGTCGTTAAGCGCGGATCAGCAAATCAGATGGCTAAATACATGGTCAGCGAAAACGAAATTCGCAGACCCGATACGCCGCTTGGCCGGGCTAAAAAAATGTCAGATGCCCTCGACCGCGGGCTCGATGAGGACGACATTGCGGTGTTGTTTGGCTGCAGCGTTCAGACAGTTCGAGCAACGCTCTCCCTCCTCGATGCTACTCAGGCCGTCAGGGAAGCGGTGGAGGCTGGCACAGTCACCGTTACCCAGGCGCGTCAGCTGGCATCGCTTAAACCCGAAGAGCAGCGGGCAAAAGTGGCAGAAATCAAGCTGGCGACAGCTGGCGCAACCGGCCATGAAAAAGCCCGGCGTCAGCGTCAGATCCTCGGTGATGCAAAGCCTCGCCTGAAAACCCGCAAAGAAATCACAAAAGCTCTGGAATCTGCCGAGGGTGAGTATGCGAGCGCACTCCGTTGGGTGCTCGGGGAGGCTGTATGACAATCGTAAAAACCCATATCGGCACCGTGATCACCAAAGACGGTCCGAAGGTAAAAAAACTGCACCAGACAGAGCGGATGTGGGTCGTCGGCAAAAACGAGTTTTACAACAAAGAAACCGGGCGCCGTCACTTTGCAGAAAATACGCGCCGCCGGCTGCTGCTCGACACCATCAAGCCTATTGAGGTGAAGCATGTTTAAACAGAACGAAAAGGCTATTTCACAGATTGCGGAATATATCCCGCGCGCCTGCCGGGGTATGCAGCTGCAGGAAGCGAAAGCGCGTCTGGAGAAAAAAATCGCGCTCTATACCGATGACGGCTGTGATGTTGCCGTTCTTAACGCGGCGTTTGCATCAGCTCTTAACAGTCATACGCGGGAGTCTTTTTTTTCGTGCATTTATGCGCAGCTGCGCGAGGGGGCCAGATGACAATCACATAACATGCACTAAACGAGCTCATTCAGTCGCTTGAGTCGGCTGGTTAGCTGTCGCAATGGGCTGATATGCAGTTCTTGCTGTGGGACGCCCAGCGCCGGGCTGGTATCACTGATGATCAAGATTACCCAAGCGATGATCGATGAGCTCGCGGTAAACAAGCAGCACTCATTGCCGGAGCCGAAAGATGGAGAGCCAATACTGCATTTGAAATAATAGCTACCTTTACTTTTAAAATTACACATTTAATGGTTGTATCTTTTTGCAGCAAGTAGTTAAATCAGTTTATCCCCGCGAGAGATTCGAAAAGGAGGGCCCAATTTTGTCCGAGTTTTTGTATTCCCCCGCATGCCGCTGCAGAGCACTACATCTGAGCGTCTGACCAGGGGATGAACCAAGATTGGATAGTGAGAAGAAAGTGGCGCGTAAGGCTGAGCTGAGCGTGCCGGCTGACCCGGATGGGGAGCAGCTTTCGCCGATGTCGTAGTGGACGTCGGTCAATGCATGAAAAGCTGAGAGGTCAGACAACCAACTTGCCAGAGGAGCATCTCCTGCGTGATGCTTGAGAGCTAACCGAAAGCAATGCGAAAAAGCATAAACTCGGCCTGCCAATCGTCCTTATTATCCGCCTGATAGCAGTTTGTGACTGGGAGTGGATATGTTAGTAGATTATCTTTTGATTGGACTTAAGCGTCATGGAGAGATAAAACAAGTCAAGCATAAGGCTGGAGATATGCTTGAGTCGTCACTGGCTTTTTATCCTGCAAATAATTACAACCTTGAGCAGCCAAATTGCGTTTATGATGTTAAGGTAATTCACCACCGAGGGCATCGTTATGCTATTGCTATTGCATGCGATGTAAATGCTTCAGAAATTAATTCCTTGGTTGAATCCACAAAAATGAACCCCATCCCCGATGGTGTAATCGGGGAAATCTGATGTTGGAATCAAAGGAGTTTGTCATAGATTGATGGAATGAATGTGGACGTACTTACATCATCTAGACCTGATATAAGAGATGGTTTAGGCTGTGATAAACTCTAATGCGAACAAACGATCTAGTTACCCTGCGTTACATCACTATGGCCTGCCTGATCGAAAAAATAAGGAGGGGGTGTGTCAAATTTTCTTTCTTTTATTGGGGTGCTTGTATCAATAGCTAGCTGTTATTATGCATACAAAGCATTCACATCTGCTAAAGAAATATCCTTTCCGGAAAAAAAGCCTCGTGAAAATATGTGTGTTATTAGATTTTTCTCGAAAGAAGCTAAGGAATTTGAAGGTTTTATAAACAAAAATAAACATAAAAAAGTGTATTTGAATATTGAGTTTGAAGGAAGTGAATTTGAAATCAATGAGGATGGTGATTCCCGCTGGTTGGTTGTCTGGACTGATACCTTTCAGGAAGTCCCTAAAGGTGAAAAGCTTGACACTTCAAACTGTAACGGGTATCAATTGACTATCATTCCTCATGAGGATGGGTTTGGTAATTTTCACTGGTTTCGTGGAGCTTATCAACTATCGGGGCATTTCTATATTGATGGATATAGTGGGCCTTATCAGGGTCTAATGAGTGCTGTTATCTCTGCTGCCAAAACCATATAAGCAGTTTTGATTTTTTTTCATCATTCATAATCAGTACGTCAGCCTGAACAACTAACATTTTTTATCCAGCGCCAAGTGAGGACACATGGCGCACAAAGTAAAAAAACACTCGGATTATAGATTTGTATGCAATAACCCTTCTGATCGTGATGATTGTTCAGGTTGTTGTAGTGAATGCAGTATTTTCTGCGTGGGGCTTGGGCTTCTACGGCTATCTGATGAAGTCCTGACGATTTTCGCGGGATGCTCAATGCCTCATATCTGTGGTCTTGTTTACTGCGTTATCCAATCTGTTTTCCTGGCAAAAAAATAAAAGCCTTCTCTGCGGAGAGGGCTTTTTTATAGTTGATTAAAATGAAAATCTACGCGGATCGGGGTTCTCACGGCGGTACATAATTGACATGTATTTCTGCAGTGTGAAGTGCGCTAAAGACAAGCAGGTTGCGCGTTGTGGTAATGCGGTTCCTCCGCCTTTTGCTGAGGCGCTGGTGAGTGCTAATTTTCCGGAGATGTGCCTGAAAAAAGACATTGCAGCATGATAAAACCCGCTTCGGCGGGTTTTTTATTATGGAAAAACATCAATCTAAACATAAGCATGGTGTTGGCAAAAAGTGCTGCAGAGGGGTTGAACATTTCATGCAACCGGTATACTGTTTATTTATACAGTATCTGTGTGAGGTGCTAACCATGAAAGTTGAAGTCACAATTGATAAACATAAAAAACTCCCTGATGGTGCCATACCTGCGCTTGAGCAAGAATTGTTGCGCCGCTTGTCCCAGTCTTATGATGACTGCAAATTAACCATTCGATGCACAAGCAACGATGGCCTTAGCGTTTTGGGCGGCGCTGATGGCGATAAAAAGCGCGTTGAGCAAATTCTGCAAGAGACATGGGAAAGCGCAGACGACTGGTTTTATTAGTTTAATTGTGATGGTGGCGGCTCTTATCCCAGAGCATCGCATTCGCGTTTCCCTTGATGCTGCTACCCGTTTTTTATGAGTGCGTCTGTATGTCGCTCAGGGGGTAATGTGACAGATGGTATTGACCCAAATCAGCAGGGGAATGTGTGGGCCACCATTACGGACGGATCCGGACATGTGTTGTGCTCATTCCGATTAGCTTTGAATGACCGAATCCTTTTATCGAATATTAATAGTGAAGTATCGGTTAGGAAAATTGCTAAAGATGAACACCTCTGGACAAGAAAATCATTAGTGGAGGTTATTAAGGAAATGAGCTCTAAAAATTGACTCATAACAGCTAGCTACATCATACTTGTAGTGCTGGTCTGAACAACCAGCCACCTGACAGTAATGCGCCACCGGAGAACGTGATGGCGCAGCTTCACTTAATAAAACAATCTCAAGGTATCCTGATCCCCGCGACGCCGGAGACCAGTGATTTTCTGCAATCAAAATGCAAGCTCGGATCCGTTCTGGAAGCCGATTATAAGCTTGTCCGCAATCCGGCGTTTCACCGCCGTTACTTTGCTTTACTCAATCTCGGCTTTGAATATTGGGAACCTACCGGCGGGGCGATTTCGTCTAACGAGCGCAGGCTTATCACAGGTTACGCCAAATACCTTGCTGCATATGGCGGGAGTGAATCGGCGTTGCTTGATGCCGCCGGGCAATATCTCGACCGGATAGCTGAGAAGCGATCCGGCTATATCAGTATTTGCAAATCCTTCGATGCTTACCGGGCGTGGGTCATCGTTGAAGCCGGCCACTATGACGCCATACAGCTACCGGACGGCACGCTGAAAAAACACCCTCGCAGCATTTCTTTTGCAAGCATGGACGAATGCGAGTTCCAAGAACTGTACAAAGCATCGCTGGATGTTCTCTGGCGGTGGATCCTCTCTCGTTCATTCAACAGCCTGCAGGAAGCTGAGAACGCCGCCAACCAGCTTTTAAGCTTCGCGGGGTGATGCCGATGAAACACTCATGGTTTCACCATCTCGAATGCACAACGCAGCAGGCCGACGAATTGGTAGCGAGATATCGTCAGCGGGGCGTAAAGGTCGAACGAAGCTTAAACCCTGACTTTATGACATGGACCGTCAGCGTGCAGCTGGTGGAGGACACAAATCCGCCTCGGCCAGATTCTCGCTGGCGTAACAGGATGTGGGAGTGAGTATGGCGAATCTTCGCAAAGCGGCCCGAGGCCGCGAATGCACAGTACGTATTCCTGGGTACTGCAATGGCAATCCCGAAACCAGTGTGCTGGCGCATTACCGTCTGGCGGGAACGTGCGGCACAGGATGCAAGCCTGACGATACTCAGGGCGCTATTGCCTGCAGTGCTTGCCACGATCTCATTGATGGCAGAAAGAGAACCACCGATTACACCCGCGACGAACTGCGCCTGATGCATGCCGAAGGCGTGCTCAGAACTTTGGCTATATGGAAACAAGAGGGGTTACTGAAAGCATGAAACTCGAAGCATCCTTAAAACATTTCAGCCCTCAGGGTATGCACATCAGCGACGATGTGAGAAGCACATCACCTGATCGCCTCAACGGTACGGATGTTATGGCTGGTATTGGGGTGACAAGCAGCAGGGCAAGGTTCGGACTGGCAGCGTTCTTTGGAAAGACTGGCATCAGCAAGACTGATGAGCAGTTGGCCGTCCAGGCGCTAGCACGGTATGCGATTGAAACCGCACCGAAGAACGTACGCAAAACCGCGGGTAAAGAGCTGGGGCACTGCTGCCTGATTTTGGCGAAGTTTGCTTTTGCGGAGTATTCCCGTTCAGCTGAAACAACGGGAGCCTGCAGGGTATGTAATGGCACCGGACAGATTGAAACCACTACCACAGAACGCAAAGTTTCTAATCCGTGGGGCAAAGCACCATATTGGGCTAAAAAATCTCGTGCTGTCTGTCCTTCCGACTGGGATAAGTGGACTGAAGTCACAGCCGCCTTCAGCGCTAAGTGTGAAGCCTGTGACGGTAAGGGGAAAATAAATGCTCGCTGTCGCTGTGGTGGTTCTGGCCGGGTTCTGGACCGCAAAGCGACAAAAGAGCAGGGAGCACCAGTATATAAAATCTGTGAACGCTGTTCGGGGAATGGCTTTTCAACGATGCCGTCTACTGCTGCTTATAAAGCGATTCTGACGCTTATCCCAGACCTGCACATCAGAACATGGACACGCAACTGGAAACCTTTCTGCGATGCGCTGGTGGACCTGTGCTGGAAGGAAGAGGAGAGGGCAGATAAAGAGTTTCAACGAGCAACAGCTGATTGAGTAAATGGGCACATTATTTTGCATTTTAAGCGCACAATGCTTGATTTTGTCCGAAGTTGTCGTGTATATTTTAAATCGTGGAATAAAACGCCTGAACGAAAACATTCATATAAACCCTGCTACTGCAGGGTTTTGTGTTTTTGAAAACAAATGCCTGAAATCGGTTATAAAGTGTGATCTGAATCAAAATGCCATGCGTCAAACTTAAGGAATATTAAGGAACTGTAAATATTCTTTATAAGTGATGGTCTTATGGCGTTAAAAGATATTTTTGTGCGAACCGAACCTCACAGACGGCATTATGGTGTTGCATTGTTTATCGGGCTTATTTCTGGGGTGGTTTCAGCATTTGTTAAATGGGGTGCAGAAGTACCATTACCACCGCGTAGTCCTGTCGATATGTTTACCAGTGCCTGTGGACCAGAGTCATTAATTCGAGCTGCCGGGCAGATTGATTGTTCCAGAAACTTCCTTAACCCTCCTTATATTTTTCTGCGTGATTGGTTAGGGCTGGCCGATCCAAATGCGGCTGTCTATACCTTTGCCGGACATGTGTTTAACTGGGTAGGTGTAACGCATATCATATTCTCCATCGTGTTTGCGGTTGGGTATTGTGTAGTTGCCGAGGTGTTTCCAAAAATCAAGCTGTGGCAGGGTTTACTTGCAGGTGCACTCGCACAACTGTTTGTCCATATGATTTCGTTTCCGCTTATGGGCCTAACCCCACCGTTGATTGAGCTTCCATGGTATGAAAACGTTTCTGAAATATTTGGTCACCTGGTGTGGTTCTGGTCAATTGAGATAATTCGCCGGGATCTGAGAAACAGAATTACGCACGAACCGGATGCTGAAGTTTCTCTGAATTCAGCATTCAGATAATCTAAGCTGCGAAGTCTGAAACCCGCATAAAATGCGGGTTTTTTATGCCTGTGATTAGTCGCTCTTCGATAGCAATGTATGCAGAGTGTATTGACGCTAGCTATGTTTACAGCATAACGTATTGATGTGGTGAATCCCCCTATGCGGAGGGGCGACCAGTCAGTTACAGAAACCTGTAAATGCAGCGCGGCCATGCCGACTGGGGCATGCTCACCGGGAGGCACCCGGCACCACACTGCCACATAACATATTTAAGATTTATGGAAGGTTTACTTCTGCGGTTGCCCTTCTATGTTTATAGAACGTAACGGCAAAAGTGAATGCTTCCTGGTAAATCGGTAGCTCGGACTATTAGGAGTGGCTTCGTTTCGTTACTACCTAGAATGCCTACTTTCTGCCCGCCTTCAGGCGGGCTTTTTTACGCCATCAATAGGGCGCTTCAAGAGAAAAGGTAAATATCAGTTGAAGGCTGCGCTTTGCGTGGCCTTTCTTATTTCAGGCTCACAGAAATCATCATCGATACAGCGCGTTGTTAAATCAGCCCGATGGGCCTGACCCCTTTATTCACACAGCACCCCGTTAACCCGGAGGTGAACCTATGGCAAAGCATATGCAAGACAAAGAGAGCATGGCCGGAATCACCTGGCTGGCTCTGCTGATCATTGCTGGTTGGGGCGGCCTTGTCCGATTCCTGATGGATGTGAAGCAGGGCAAAGCAAAATGGAGCTGGATAAATGCCTTTGCGCAGATAGTGGTCTCTGCTTTCACTGGCGTCATTGGTGGGCTAATCAGCATTGAAAGTGGGCTGAGTATTTACATGATACTGGCCACTGCCGGTGTCAGTGGTGCTATGGGATCCGTAGCGCTTACGTATTTCTGGGAACGAATTACCGGAGTGAAAGCACAATGACAGCAGACCAGATTATTGAAGGCATCCTGGGAAAAGAAGGTGGGTATGTCGATCACCCTTCTGACAAAGGCGGACCAACCCGCTGGGGCATCACGCAGACCACAGCTCGAGCACATGGTTACACCGGTGATATGAGAAACCTGCCCAGGGAAACAGCAAAGCAAATTCTGCTCAGCGATTACTGGACCGGCCCCCGATTCGATCAGGTGGCAAGTTTATCTACGTTACTGGCAGATGAGCTTTGCGACACTGGTGTGAACATGGGGCCAAATATTGCCAGTAAGTTTTTCCAGCGCTGGCTCACTGCCCTTAACATGCGCGGGAAGTTGTATCCCGATCTGATCCCGGATGGAGCCATTGGCCCCCGAACCATCACCGCGCTTAAGGGATATCTTTCTGCCCGCGGGAAAGAGGGGGAACAGGTTCTGTTGCGTGCGCTGAACTGCAGCCAGGGTGCCAGATACCTCGAACTGGCGGAGGGCCGCGAAGCCAACGAGGATTTTCTCTACGGCTGGGTTAAGGAGCGTGTCCTGTGAAGATGATCATTTTCGCTTTGCTCGTGCTGGTGGCTGTGCTCGTTCTGTTACTGCTGCGCAAATATACCCGGCTGGAGTTCGTTGCCCATGCCAGCCTGCTGCTGAAAACGTGGTCTGTAAAGCTGGGGGCTATCGGTGCGCTGGTTGGCATGTGGGTGCAGTCGTTCCCGGATGCTGCGCTGCACGCCTGGGCGATGCTGCCGCCGGACATTAAAAACATTTTGCCTTCAAACATCGTGGCACTGATTAGCCCTGCGCTGGTGGTGCTGGCGGTGCTTTCGCAATACGTACGCCAGCCAGCATTGAAAGCTAAGGCCGACAAACTGAAGGAGCCGCAGCAATGAGCTTAGAAATTATTGCTGGTCTGGTGGTCGTCATCCTGGGCGCTATCGCTGGCGCGTTCGGCATAGGTCATGCTCGCGGGACCAGTAAGGCGGAAGCCAAAGCCGAGCAGCAGCGTACCGAAGAGAACGCCACCGCTACCATCGCTGCGGCAGAACGTAAGGCGGAAGTTGTGAAAGGGGCCAGTGATGTACAGGAAGACGTTAAGCGTATGGGCGATGACGATGTTGATCGCGAGCTGCGCGAAAAGTTTACCCGCCCCGGTAGTCGTTGATATGGCCTGCGGCTGGGTGAGGGTCATCTACCTGACCGACCACGATATAGACGCGCTGGATATGCAGACCAAGCGTGACATCCTGGCGCACAACAAAGCAGTGCAGGCCAACTGTCCGAGCATTACCCTTAAATAAGGGGAAATGCTCCAGTAAAACAGCGCGAATGCCAAACGTGCAGCGGTTATTAGCGGCGATGATGTGACAGGAACTCAAGGGCACGGGCGCAGAGCACTGCGAGAGTGTGGTTGTGTAATCAGGTCATGGATCTTGTGTATAGACGTTCTCTGCGACACCAGGGTGACTTAGGCCTTCTTACTGGAAGGCGGTAGTTAGAAAGCAGGGGTAGTGCCGGTTGACTACCCCTTTTGTGCAGAATTGGGTAAAAGTTAATACCTTTTTTTAAAAGTATTTTTATATTTCTTCGTTTCTCGCAAGTATGAAACCAGTGAACCCACTGCAACTAAAAGAAGAACTACAGCTAACGCTATCATCAGTATGGTTGTCATGTGAGTTAACCCTCCTAGGGACCATGGATATTATGGTTCGCATGAGGGGTAGTGTGGGATTTAAGTGAGAAAATTCCTAACTGGAATTTTTTCTTAATTTGAAACCTGATATGAAACTTTATTGTTGGTTTTGTAATGATTCAATATGAAATGATTAATTATTGTCTGCCAGGATATACAGTTTTCCGAAAGAGGTGTTTTTACTGGTTACATCGGATTGACTATGCACTTATCGCATAGCTAATGTAGATGCGTGGTGAATCCCCCTGTGCGGTGGGGCGACCAGCCAGGTTTTCTCTTTGAGCACACACGCAGGTCTGTTGGCTGGGGCAGACTTACCGGGAGGCACCCGGCACCACAACATACTGCATAACCCCATAAAGGCCTTCCATTACGGTAGGCCTTTTCTCTTCTGGTTGTATCTAATACTGTGGGCAGGTCAGCTGGCTTATGCAGGACAGATTATTTTTTCTTATTGAATGCCGCTTCTGGTGTGCTTATATTCTACCTAAAAATGGGTAGGTGTGTTGTGATTAGAAAATGCTATGCAAGAATGTCTGACCCAGCATCAAATGACAAGCTGACACTGGAAATGCTTGTAACTGACGGTGGGCGTAAGATTTTTATCTGGGATTTTGATAAAGGGGTGGCAATTTTCTCTGAGGGTATAACAGGTAAGCAGTCTAAATACATAGTGCAAGGTGAAAAGCATGCAGGGCATATCAATCTTATCAGAGATAATACGATTGAGCGCACTATTTATGGGGTTAAGGAGCTCACCTGTGGAAATGGTGATTCCGGTAAATCCTCTCCTGTGTTTTGCTCATTGTGCGAGGGGCAGATACTCATAATCGAATGCCAAAAGGCTTTTATAAGAAAACCATTAAGGCTTGATGAACTCACCTTTGAATAGAACTACTTACGATACATTCCTCATATGTTCGAAGGATATAACATCTCTCAGGTATCCTGCTTCTGGATGCCGGGAATGTGTACCGCTGGTGGGCTGGATTCTTGGAGCCTTTGCCCAGCAGTTTCAGGTGATAAAAAACCCCGTGGAGTAAATCCGACAAATTGACGGGGCGCTGCAGAGGCAGCCAATGTCGGAGTTTAGTCAGATTTCGAGGTGTTTTTCTACTGGTTTGAGAAAAAATGGATGGTCTGACACTACAGGAATTGGCTCATCCCTGAGCTCACGGGTAGAACAGTAGACTTTGTCATGGCAGAGCAAAGTCATAAGTAAGTGTAGAATGTGTTTCTGATTTAACAAGCGTAGCGAGTGTATGCTTCATGGATTGTACGTCTGTAACTTTCATAATATTTCTGCCATTTCAAAATTAAGATACTAGGTAAAACCTTAGGGAATTTAGAGGGTAAGAGAAGCTGTGAACAAAAAAATCTCCTCGCGAAGCAATGTTTTTCACTTTAACGAAATATATTGTTTGCAATGTGGGTTTTTTAGTTCATCATGTATGCTACATTGAGTTCTTATAAAATGAGCTGCTAATTATGACTGAGTGCAAACTTCCACAACTTCCAGAGTATTATCGATATGGTACTGAACAAATTAACAAGTTGCCTGGGAGTGGGGATGTTTTTCCTCCTGCGGGTAGTATAATAAAGTCAGTAAGTTTAAATGAAGGTGTATTTGTTTGTGTTCCGGTGCAGCGTTATATACACGGGTTGAATATTTGGGTTGTAGTTGAATCTTCTTGATAATGATTTTTGTTTGGTAAAAGTGATTTTTCGTTGGTTTGGTGGTTTCTATTTATTATAAATTCGCTGTTGGAATTTAAAATTAGCATCATTGCAATGCTTTCAAACACCGTAGAAGGATTATGATGCTAGTGCAAAATAATATTTATAATAATTCAGAGTCATATGCTATTCTTTTGTTTAGTATGTGGCCTGTCCTTATTGTACTTCTTGTCGTGATATCTTGCGCCTTTTACGGTGTATTGATGCATAAAACTGCAATTTGTTGTTTTCTGTCAGCTATGTTCCTTGGTGTCGCAGGCTGGTTTTATGGATGATCACCATTAGCTCTAATATGAGTCACTTTTTAGTATAAAGTCAGGGTGTCATTACTTTACCTGGCTTGTAGCGTTGGTTCCCTAAAGTTTGACGATAAAAGGCCCTGTTAATACAGGGCCTTTCTGTATGTATTATTTATCAAAGAGGTAAGACATGTCAGAGATCACCGCATCTGAGCAAATCCGCCTGGATATTATCAAGAAAGTGAATTACGACACTGCAGCGGCGAAGTTAGCCATTGACTGGGTAGGCGACAGCTATCTGAAGTCTGAGCTATTCGCTGACTCTTTCGATCGTGTTTTCACGGAAAGTGAGATTGTCTCGAAGACCCGTAAGGCAATCCAGGAAGCGACCGAAGCGCTGGCGCTGTTTGATACTGCCGCTGAGCAGGTCAGCTAAGGCATTACAGCAGGCGTTCATAGAGTGCCTGTGATAATGACCATCAGACAAATCGTCTGAGCTGACAGTTCAATCAATCACCAATTACCAGTTACACGGGGTAACTGACATCATTGTCTGTTTATCCCGGTGAATTTTGAAATACTTACTACTCTCATAACGTCTCTGCCTGCCAACACCAGAACGGCAGAGGTCAGTTAGCCGTATAGATGAACCTCTCCCGGGTGGCTCCTGAGAGATTCTTTATACGCTAGCTGGTAGTAACTAAAGGCCGCATATTTTTGCGGCCTTTTTCATCATTTGTAAAATGAAAGCCCTCAGGCGATTAACGATGCTCAGGACCATGGAAGTGATCTCCACCATGTCCGCCTCCATGGGGACCAGGGGGAAGGATACATCCTGAAAGTGACAGCGCACCACAGATCACAAAAACAGCAAGCATAATTCTTTTCATAATAACTACTGAACTAAAGAGCCTTAATTCCAAAACATAAAAGTGAATATTTTATGGAGAATCAGTAATTCCTTTTTCTCCCTCACGTTAAAGAGGAATAATCCATGGCAAAACCGGACTGGGGCGAGCTTCAGCAACGGTTCCTGTCCAATCATGCCGCAACCGGCGTATCACCGAAGGATTGGTGTGAAGCGCAGGGACTGAATTACGCTACTGCCCGCCGATACATCAAGAAACCCACTGCGCAAAAACCTGCGCAGAAGAAATTGCGCACTGCGCAAAAGGAAAAGTGCGCAGAAGAGCTGGTGGATGATGATGGCCTCACCGATCAACAACGTTTATTTGTCGCGGAATACCTGAAGGACAACAACGCCACGCAGGCCGCCATTCGAGCCGGGTATAGCAAGAAGACTGCTGAACAAATTGGCTATCAGCTGCTTCAGAAAACTTCAGTTGCGCAGGCTATTGCGCAGCAGCAGAAAGCATCCATTGTGCGCACGCTCGGCAGCGCTGATGAAGTGCTTGAGCAGATGTGGCGCCTGGCCACCTTCGATGCCAACCAGCTATCACAGTATCGCCGCGGGAGTTGTCGTTACTGCTGGGGCTTTGGTCATCAGTATCAATGGCGTGACGCTGTTGAGTATGAAGAGAAGCGGCTCGAAGCGCTTGAGCGAAAACGTCGCGAGCCCGTCGATGTTGGCGGCTACGGTTACGACCACACCAGCGCACCTAACCCGGAATGCCCCCGCTGCAATGGCGATGGCATAGGACAGCCTTTCTTCGCCGATACGCGCAAGCTGGCGCCTGATGCTGCGCTTGCCTATTCCGGCGTGAAGCTCGGAAAGAACGGTGTGGAGATAACCGCCATCAGCCGTGAGCGCATGTACGAGGCGGTGATGAAACGTCTCGGCCTGGCTGATAGTGAGTTCGCCCAGCGACTGCAGCAGATAGAAATTGAGCGCCGGCAGCTGGAGATCGACAAACTTCGCAAAGAACTGGCCACTGACCCGGAGGATGACGAACCAACGCCAGTTGCAATCAATATCAACGTAGTCGATGCGCGAGTGAGGGAAGAGGATGGCGATAGCTCCGACGCTTAACGTTCCCCAGGCTCGTTTTCTGGCTATGCAGCAGAAGTTCAAAGCCTATGTAGCTGGTTTTGGATCCGGTAAGACATGGGTTGGCTGCGGTGGAATATGCAAAGGGTTCTGGGAGTTCCCCAAAATAAACCAGGGCTACTTTGCCCCGACCTATCCTCAGATCCGCGATATTTTCTACCCCACGGTGGACGAAGTTGCTCACGACTGGGGACTGAAAGTCAAAATCGTCGAGAGCAACAAAGAGGTCCATTTCTATAGCGGCCGCCAGTACCGCGGCACGACAATTTGTCGGTCGATGGAAAAGCCAGACACGATAGTCGGCTTTAAAATCGGCAATGCGCTGGTGGATGAACTCGACGTTCTGAAAGCGGATAAGGCGCGTCAGGCGTGGCGAAAAATAATCGCGCGTATGCGTTATAAGGTTGATGGTCTGCGTAATGGCATTGACGTGACTACCACACCTGAAGGATTTAAGTTCGTCTATAACCAGTTTGTTAAGGCTGTGAGGGAAAAGCCTGAACTGAGGTCGATGTATGGTCTGGTTCAGGCTTCGACATTCGACAACGAAAAGAACCTACCGGATGACTATATTCCTTCGCTCCTGGCGAGTTACCCGCCGGAATTGATCAAGGCATATCTGAACGGCCAGTTTACTAACCTGACCAGCGGCACCATTTATCATCAGTTCGACAGAGTGCTGAATAATTCCAGTGAGGAAGAGCAGCCAGGTGAAGCGCTGTATATCGGGATGGATTTCAACGTCGGGAAGATGGCCGGGATCGTCCATGTATTGCGGCTCGGCTTACCACACGCGGTAACAGAGATTATCAACGCTTACGATACGCCCGACATGATACGCATCATCAAGGAACGTTTCTGGCTGTATGCCGACGGTGACTACCGCAAGGTCCGCGAGATTTATATTTACCCGGATGCCTCTGGTGATTCCAGGAAGTCAAACAACGCCAGCAAAACAGATATTGAGCAGCTCCGGCAGGCCGGATTTAACGTCATCGTTGATGATGCTAACCCGCCGGTAAAGGACCGCATTAACTCCATGAACGCCATGTTCTGCAATGGTAATGGCGATCGCCGGTACAAGGTGAATGTGGCCCGTTGCCCGGTCTATGCCGACTGCCTGGAACAACAGGTGTGGGATAAAAACGGCGAGCCGGATAAAAAGAGCGATAACGATCACCCCAACGATGGCGCCGGTTACTTCATTGTGAAGCAATTCCCAATCGTTCGACCTGCATTCTCTATTTCACTGGACACGACATTCTGATGGCCAATAACGATATTACTTACGTTCGCCCTGAGGTCAGGGCGGCAATGCCCGTGTGGAAAAAAATTCGTGACGTGTGCAAAGGGGCTGATGCTGTAAAGGCCGCCGGGAATGAATACCTCCCTTTTCTGGATCCGTCCGATAAGTCTGCACGCAATAAAAAGCGCAATGCTGATTACATTCAGCGCGCCGTTTTCTACGCGATAACGGGCAATACAAAGGTGGGTTTATTGGGGCTGGCATTCAGAAAAGACCCGACCATGACCGCGCCGGATAAACTGAATTATCTTCGTGATAACGCCGATGGTGCTGGTGCCAGCATTTATCAGCAGTCCCAGCAGGTGACAGAAAATATTCTGGAGGCCGCGCGCGAGGGGCTTTATACGGATTATGCAGCTGAGACCGACGAGGCGATCATCCTTCGTTATCAGGCGGAAAGCATCATTAACTGGCGCACCAAACGCATCAATGGACGTGATCAACTGGTGCTGGTGGTTTTACGCGAATGGATGGAAAAGGAAGATGGTTTTGCGTACGAGGATGAAATCCAGTATCGCGAACTGGCCCTGGAGGGCGGCAAGTTTATCTGCAGGGTGTGGCGAAAGTCGGCCGAAGCAGGGTCTTTTTCCGTCGATTCTGAGTATCATCCTAAGCCAAAAGGTGAGGATTTCTGGGATGAGATCCCCTTTACCTTCGTTGGCGCACAAAATAACGATCCCAGCATCGACGAGTCGCCTTTAGCCGCCCTTGTTGAAATTAACCTTGGCCATTATCGTAATTCGGCAGATTACGAAGACAGCGTATTTTTCTGCGGTCAGGTGCAGCCGGTGATTTCCGGACTTGATACTGCATGGCGTGACTGGCTGCAGGATAAGGGAATTCGTGTCGGTTCTCGTTCTCCTTTCCTGCTGCCGAAGGAGGGGAGTTTTACGTATGCTCAGGCGCAACCAAACACCCTGGCTAAAGAGGCGATGGACAGTAAGCGTGATTATTCTGTTCAGCTTGGCGCCCGGCTTATCGAGCAGAACGGCGCGGTTAAAACCGCCACGCAATCCAGCGGCGAGCAAACCGCATCAACATCGGTGCTCGGCATTTGCGTTTCCAATGTCTCGGAGGCCTATACGCTGGCGCTCGGCTGGTGCGCCAGATATCTCGGCATAAAAGGCGAGGAATACCGTTACAGCATCAATCAGGAGTTTATCGCCAAAGTCGCTGAATCCGGCATGGTAACGGCAATCGTCAATGCCTGGCAGTCCGGTGCGATCCGCGACACGGATATGGTCAGAGCTCTGCAGAGGCTTGACCTGATAGATCCCGCTGATGACCCTGAAACTGTCATTGACGCTATTCGTAACGGCGCGCCTAACCTGATTGGTGGCAATAATGGCAACAGCGAATGACAAACTGCAGGATGAATCCGTAGCCCACGCTATATGGGTGAGTCGCTACAGTACCGGCGTTGCCAACAGGATGATAAAAGTCCTGAATGACAGCGACGCCGAACTTACCGCCAGGCTGCTGGTGGCTATTGATACGCTGGACGCTGAGAGTTTTACCGTTTCTCGGCTGGAAGCGTTACTGGTAAGCGTCAGGGCGATAAACAAGGATGCGATTCAGTCGATGTATGCAGCTCTTACTGCCGAGTTGCAGGAACTGGCGAAGCACGAAGCCACTTTTCAGATGAGCCTCTTCCAGTTTGCTATTCCCGACGATGTTCTTGCTCTTCATCCGCTGGTGGGCATCTCCCCGGATGCGGTTTATGCCGCGGCGATGGGGCGTCCATTCCAGGGACGTTTGCTGAGTGAATGGGCCAGCAACCTCGAAGCTGATCGGATGGCGCGGATATCCAATACGGTGCGGCAGGGATTCCTGCTGGGCGATACGCAGGAGCAAATCGCAAAAAAGGTCCGTGGCCATGCTAATCGTGGTTACCAGGATGGTGCGCTGCAGATGAGCCGGGCCAATGCGGCCAGCATAGCGAAAACGGCAGTAGGGCATCTTGCATCAACAGCAAGACAAAGCTTTGCGTCGGCGAACGACGACATTCTGAAGGGTAAGCAGTGGTTATCCACTTTGGATAACCGGACATCAAAGGATTGTCGGATCCGCGACCGTCTCAAGTACACGCTGGATAATAAACCGATAGGGCACAAGGTGCCTTATTTGCAGGGGCCTGGGAAAATCCACTTTTGCTGTCGGAGCACTGAAACTTACATCCTGAAATCGTCCGAGGAGTTGGGTATCAAAGTCGGCGAAATCAAGGATAGCTCGCGCGCCAGCATGGATGGACAGGTTCCGGCTGATACGAATTACCAGGACTGGTTCTCCCGGCAGTCGTTCACGCGACAAGCTGAGATTGTCGGAGAAACGCGCGCCAGGCTGATTCGTGATGGCGGCATGTCTCCCGATGAGTTCTACAACGACAGGGGCGAGTGGCTGACGCTGGACCAGTTGCGCTCAAAGGATGAGCAGGCATTCAGAAACGCCAGGCTTTAACTAACATATCTTATTCAATCAGGCTGCCTTCGGGCGGCCTTTTTTATTGGGCCAGGCCCACAGTAACTATCCCAAGGGGACAACATGCTTATTCGTAACATGCTCATTAAATATTATTCGGCAGCTGGTGGTGAAGGTGGTGATGGCGGTGGCTCCGGTAGTGGTGCGCCCGAGATTACGCCGGAAATCCAAAAGCTGATCGATGAGCAGGTCAGTGCTCAGGTTTCAGGCCTGAAAAATAAAAATAGTGAGTTACTCGGTAAGCTCAAAGAGTCCACTGAGTCGCTTAAGCGTTTTGAAGGTATCGATCCTGACGCGGTGAAAACTATTCTCCAGCGTTTCTCTGATGATGAAGAGGCGCAACTGATCGCCGCCGGGAAAATTGACGAGGTACTGGATAAACGCACTGAGCGGCTACGTGCTGATGTTGATAAGCAAATCAAAGCCGCTAATGAACGCGCTGAAAAGGCGGAAGCGTTCTCCAACAAATTCCGTGATCGTGTCCTGGGTGATGCTATCCGCAGCGCAGCGCTTAAGGCTGGCGCGCTGCCAGAAGCATCCGACGATCTGATTCTTCGTGCTAAAGGCACATTCCAGCTCAACGACGAAGGCGAGGCCGTAGCAGTTGATGCAAATGGCGATGTTCTGTTCGGTAAAGACGGCAAAACTCCGCTCACCCCGGTTGAGTGGGCTGAATCCCTGAAAGAGACGGCCCCGCACCTGTTCCCGCGCGCCGAAGGCTCCGGGGCTGGTGGTCATAAACCCGGTGGTGGTGGCGGTAGTCTGAAACGTTCAGAAATGAGCTCAAGCGACAAAGCGGACTACATCCGCAAACATGGCCAGCAGGCCTATCTCAAATTGCCTAAGTAAGGACTAATCAATGTCTACGACCGTAAACAACGACCTGATTATCTATGATGACCTCGCGCAGACTGCGTTTCTTGAGCGTCGCCAGGATAATCTGGAAGTCTTCAACGCCGCTTCAAACGGCGCAATCATTCTCGACAACGAACTGATCGAGGGTGATTTTCGCAAGCGCACCTTTTATAAAGTTGGTGGCTCTATCGAATCGCGCGACGTTAACTCCACCGACACGGTAACGAGTAAAAAAATCGGTGCCGGCGAATCTGTCAGCGTCAAGGCACCATGGAAATACGGCCCGTATGAAACCACTGAGGAGGCGTTTAAACGTCGGGGTCGCGACGTTAGCGAATTCTCCGAGGTGATCGGCGTCGACGTCGCTGATGCGACGCTTGAAGGTTATATCAAGTATGCCCTTCAGGGACTGGTTGCAGCCATTGGCGCAAATGCTGACATGACGGTATCCGCGGATATTGCCACTGATGGTAAGAAAACGCTGACCCGTGGCCTGCGTAAATACGGCGATAAATTTAACCGTGTTGCGCTGTTCGTTATGCATTCCACGACCTATTTCGACATTGTTGATCAGGCTATCGACAACAAAATTTACGAAGAAGCTGGCGTGGTGGTTTATGGCGGACAGCCAGGCACGCTGGGTAAACCGGTGCTGGTAACTGACACCATGCCGGTTGACGCGATTCTTGGTCTGGTGGCTGGTGCGGTATCCGTAACAGAATCACAGGCTCCGGGCTTCCGTTCCTACGATATCAACAACCAGGAAAACCTTGCCATTGGTTATCGCGCAGAGGGTACGGTTAACGTTGAACTGCTGGGTTACAGCTGGGATGAAACGAAGGGCGCTAACCCTGACCTGACCAAAATCGGCACTGGCGCGAACTGGAAGAAACATTTCACTAGTAACAAATCCACTGCAGGCGTACTGATTAAGCTGGAAGCCCCTGCGGGGGAGTAACCCTGTCAGTGGATAAAACTTCCGCAACTGCTGACAGTACCGACGCGGTGACCGTTTCGCTCAAGTACACCAGAAATGGTGCCGGAGTCTCCGGGGCAGCTGTGGCGTGGACGTCTACTGGCGGCACGCTAAGTGCTTCGACGTCACAGACAGGGTCTGCTGGTGGCTCGACCGTGAAACTCACCTCTGATACGGCCGGCTCCTTCACGGTGACGGCTACCGTTGACGGCGTGGTGAAAACAACTGAAGCGATCGCGTTCACTGCTCCAGCGGATGGTTAACTGACGGGGCGAAAGCCCCGTTTCTTTTGGTGAGGATCCGATGACCGTTTATATAACAATCCAGGACGTTGACGGGTTGCTGGGGGATACCTGGGCTGCTGCTGACAAAAAGGGTAAAGCCGTGCTACAGGCAAATACCTGGATGACGGCGCTGAACCTTCAGGATATCGAGCAGGAGGATATCCCCGAAGAAGTTAAGCAGGCCGGAGCGTTTATCGCTTCCGTAGCCGCTGCAGGCAATCTGTATCAGCAAAAAACAGATTCCGGCGTGGTGACGAGCAAAAGCGTTGAGGCCGATGATGTGAAGGTTTCCCGCACTTTTGCCGAGCTCTCAACCACCAGCACTGAATTACTCGATCCTGATTTGCAGCTGGCGCTGGATATGCTCAAACCGTGGATGATTAACCCTTTCCAGACGTTCTTTGTGAGGGCGTGATATGGGAATTCGTGACGAGCTACAAACCGAAGTTGCCGCGGCGTTCGATACCGACCTGCAGGATGCCGTTAAGGATTTCACTGGGTCATACACCGTTCGGGGTGCCTGGGATCCGGTGACGGAAACCGGCACTGAAACGCAGGTGACTTACTCGGGGCGTGGAGTGCTGGCGCGCTATAAACTGCGCCGTATCGATGGCGTTAACATTCTGCATGGTGATGTGAAGCTAACCGCCCTGGTTAACGAGGTGACTGATAAGCCGGCCGTCGGGCATATCATCACCGCACCGGATCCGATTACGGGTGAGCTTCAGCGCTACGAGGTCATCACTGCCGCTGCTGATTCTGCCGGTGCTGCGTACTCCATCCAGTTACGGAGGGCATGATATGGCAAAGGGTTGGAATATTGATCCGTCAGCATTCGCCGGGCTGGTGGCCGACGATGTGAGGTTAAGTCAACGAACGATCGCCACAGAGCTGCTGAATGAAATTGTTCAACGGTCGCCGGTAGGAAACCCGGAGCTGTGGGCCATCAACGCGACCGCGGTTCAATACAACAAAGCTGTTGGGGAATGGAACGAATCTCTTTATGCCGATCCTGCTAACCTGACCAAAACCGGAAGGCTCAGGAAGAAAGTCCGTGTTAATGACAGCATGGATATCAGGCAGCCGGCTGAGTATCGCGCAGGAACCTTCAGGGCATCGCATTTTGTTAGCATCGGCGAACCCGATCACTCCGTCCCGACCGAACCGGATCCCCGCGGGACAATGACGTTTCTTAATGGCAAAAATATCATTGACCAGGCGCCAGCCTACTCGGTGATTTACATCCAGTCGAATCTGCCTTACTCCGTGCCCCTGGAGAATGGTCACTCAACGCAGGCGCCGACAGGCGTCTATGCCGTCTCGTTTAATGGTGTGATTCAGGCCTACAAATGACCTTCACAGAAATCAGAAACGCTGTCATTTCCCGAATGGCGGCACAGACCGCTATTGCCTCTGATGCGGTGGATTATCCCAATGGTCCGGTATTTGATCCCAGTAACCGCGATATCTGGGCCCGCCTCACCAACATTGCAGGACAGGCTGGCGCAACCGAGATCGGGGACGGGCCGGTCGTCCACAGGACGGGCTTACTCATCATTCAGCTGTTTGTACCGGTCGGTTCCGGGACGTTGCTTATCTCCCGAACGGCCGATCAGCTAACGGAGCTATTCGAGTTTAAGGACGACGGGAAGCTGAGTTATTTCGCCGTTTCTGCTGTGCCGGCAGGTGAGACCGATGGCTGGTTACAGCTCAATCTTCAAATTCCTTATCGCGCTCTGTAGCGCACAAAAAACAGGAGGCTCCTGTGAGCTCAGGTGCAAAAGTAGTAGCCGCGTTTATTCGTGAGACAACGCCAGGTATCACGCCAACAGCAGGGGCGTGGAACCTGCTGCGGCGTTCTTCATTTGGTCTGAAACCAACGCAGAACACCAACGACAATGACGAAATCGCGGGTGACCGCATGGCGCAGGGTGTTTCACGCGGCACAGTGGATGTCGGGGGTGATGTCGGCACGCGGTTTCGCTGGAATCAGCATGACGATTTTCTTGCCAGCTGTTTCGGCGCCGAATGGGTAAATAACGTGCTGACGATGGGTAATGGTCGTATTACGTTCTCCGTGGCGACCTTTGCCAGTGATGTGGGGATCGCCCAGATTGCCCGCGGTTGCCAGGTTGGTACCTTCCAGATGGAAATCCCGGCCGATGGTGATATCACTGCAACCATTACGTTTGCAGGGCTGGACTGGGAGACGAAGGGGGACGATACCAGCTATTTCACCACGCCGGTTGATTTGGCGGGGGAGCTGCGTTACTCCTTCAAGGAGGTCACGAATATCCGGCTGAATGGTGTTGATGGCGGGACAGGTTTCTGCGTCGACACTTTTAACATCCAGTTCAACAACAATATGCAGACTCAGCGCTGCATCGGTACCGGTTCGGCGTTCGCCGGCGCAAACATTCCGACAACCTTTACCCCGTCAGGTCAAATCACGCTGTCATGGTCAAAGGCTGCATGGGAGGTTTACAAAAAAACGTTCACCGGCGAAACGGTGCCGTTTAGCTTCACCCTGGAGAATGCTGAAGGCGCCTATACCTTCGATTTCCCGGAAGTGCAGATCTCCGGCGACTGGCCGGATGCGGGGAGCACTGACATTGTTCAGGTTCAGCTGGATATCACCGCGGCCAATACTCCGCCAACTATCACCCGCGTCCCCAAAGTGCCGGCGACGGCAATCAGTGTTGCGCCAGCCACTTCAACTGGAGCAGTGGGATCTACTGTGACGTTAACCGCCACGCTTACGCCAGCTGATTCAACTGATACCGTCCAGTGGACGTCATCGGATCCGACTATCGCCAGCGTGGTTTCTACCGGGCAGAAAACAGCGAAAGCCACACGTAACGCAGCCGGCACTGCAACAATCACCGGTAAGGCCCGCACCTTTACGGCAACGTCTGAAATCACCGTTACCGCGCCTTAATTTACCTGGCCCGTTCTGCAGTCATCGCGGATCGGGCTTTTTTGGGAGTCTTTATGCTGATTATTTCTTCTCAAATTGATTTGAACGGAGAACGCTGGTTTTTCCCTTACAAAAAGCCGGCAGGCAGTAAAAAGAAATTCACGCCGGAAGACGAGGCGCTATTTAAACTCCGTCTGCTGGTGGCCAGTAGCGAGAATCCGCAATACCGCTCACGCAATGCGCTGGTGCGGCGCCATATCGACAAAATGGACGCGAGCTACCAGGTCGGTACGGATGCTTTCGATCTCGCCAGTGTGGGAGAGATTGACTCGGTTGATGATCTTCTCATCGACAATTGCGCGCGCTTTCTTCTGAGAGACTGGGAAGGCGTGGGGGAGCTGGTGGATGGTACGGAGACGGCGGTAACTTACACGCCGGAGCGTGGTGTTGCGTTACTGAAGCAAAACCCCTCTCTGTACTGGCTTATTCTGGCTGAGGCGGCGGACATTGCTCAGGGTAAGGAGCAGCAGACTCAGGAAACCGTAAAAAAGCCATAGAGGCCCAAAAGTGGCTAAAGGAATTCGCCGGCGAGCAGGGCGAGAAAGCAAAGTGGCGCAGGGAGAAACTAAATCTCTCGCCCATTCCGGAGCCTGAAATCGATGCAGTCACTGGGGAGATCCTCAACGCTTACGCCATGATATCGCGCGGCAGGAAATATGCTGGCATGGCCGGAGTGCCGCTCCCTCTATCCCTGAACGATATCGAGCTTTACCTGGCATCGCGCACCATCCTGATCGACCGCATTGAGTTTGACGCAGCGATACTGGCCCTCGATGATGCCTGGAGGGATGAGTGGGCCGAAGAGCAGAAAAGACAGGCGAAAGTGAAGTAGTCATATCATTGTCTCCATCTATTCCTGTGCTAACCTGTGTGCAAATGTTAATGATGGGGATGGGGATGTGGAACCGCTTTTAGGTTTTATGCTTTTTGGGCTAGCAGTTATTGTTGTAGCAGTTATTGCTGCAAAACGAAATGGGATAGGTATTGCGTTCCTTTACCTTATTGGTATGTGCGCTATAGGCTTCGGCTTGGTCGTTTTAGCATCAAATATCACAAATGGAAACGGCGTTATCGCTGGTTTTACTGCATTTATTGCGCCGATTCTTGGTCTTCTTATTGTCTTATCATCGTCTACATCTGAACGCCGAGCAGTGCTTAATGGTGAGTCTGGTGAGTATAAAAAATGTCCTTTCTGCGCCGAGCCTATCCGCAAAGAGGCCATTAAATGTAAACACTGTGGAAGTGATATTGAACAGACCTGAGTATTACCAGTGAACCCGTTTCGATAATATAACTTTCAAGATATTGTATTCGTAAAAAAACCTCGCTACGGCGGGGTTTTTTATTGCCCGGAGATAGCTAAATGACAGAACAAACCTCCCGCCTGGCCATTGTGATTGATAGCTCCGGGGCAGAAAAGCAGGCTGACAATCTCGCAACTGCACTGGTAAAAATGACGCAGGCAGGCGAACGTGCTGTTACCAGTGCAGGGAAAGTGACAAAAGCTACTGATGAAGAAAAACAGTCTCTTTCTGAACTCTTAGATCGAATTGACCCGGTAAACGCAGCTCTGAATAAACTGGATAAACAACAGCAAGATCTTGCGAAATTCAAATCAAAGGGGATGGTAGATATCGATACATTCGATCTTTATTCAAAGAAAATCGAGGAAACACGAAACAGGCTAACTGGATTTCGCGACGACCTTGGCAAAACCGGACAATCTGCCGCACAGACTGCCTTTGCCATGCGCATGATCCCAGCGCAGATGACTGACATTATTGTCGGCTTATCTACGGGGCAGTCGCCGTTTATGGTGCTTATGCAGCAGGGCGGGCAGTTGAAAGATATGTTCGGCGGTATTGGCCCCGCGATTAAAGGTGTTGGCGGGTATGTGCTGGGGTTGATTAATCCTGTCACTCTGGCTGCCGCGGCTGTCGGTGTTCTTGGGCTGGCCTATTACAAAGGCTCTCAGGAGCAAGGCGAGTTCTATAAGTCATTGACCCTTAACGGTAATCTGGTTGGTAAAACCACCGGGCAACTAGCAGATATGGCCGCTCGGGTTTCAGTAGTTGCCAACTCAACTACTGGCGTGACCGCAGCCACACTTAACCAGATAGTTTCATCCGGGAAAGTGGCTGCAGAGTCATTGGAACGAGTAACAACTGCCGTGGTTGAAATCAGTGAAGCCACAGGCATCGCCACTGAAAAGCTGGTGGGTGATTTCAACGACATTGCTGCTGACCCGGTTGCGGCCATTACAAAACTTAACGACCAGTACCACTTTCTGACACTGGCAACCTACAACCAGATTAAAGCACTGCAGGATGAAGGTAATCAGCAGGATGCTGCACGGGTGGCTACTGATGCTTACGCCAATGCCATGCAGCAGCGTGCGAACGATATTCATCAGAATTTGGGGATTCTTGAACGTGCTTGGGACTCGCTTGCTAAAACGGCTAAAGGAGCATGGGATGCCATGCTTGATATAGGTCGCGAGCAAACCGGCACCGAGCGGATCTCTCAAATTCGTAAGGAATTAGATTGGATAGATAAGGCTGCAGGCGGGAAGCTATTTTTTGGTGGAAGAAAGGCTGAGCTCGAAGATGAGCTAAATAATCTGCAATCTCAAATCACAACAGAAGGCGTTTTAACTGAAATAATCAGTAGTCATGACAAAGCTGAACAGCAAAGAATTAAAACGCAGCAGGAAGCAGATCGCGTTAACCAGCAATATCTGAGCAATGCGGATAAGCGCAATAAAGCCATTAAGCAGCAAAGCGAGTTCCTGAAGGCAGGCGCAATTACTGCAGAGCAATATTCAAAAAATGTTTCTCGTATTAACGAGATGTACAAAGATCCGAAACCACCCAAGACGCCAAAGAGTAAAGCATATACCGAGGACGCAGCAACCCGGCTGCTTGATCAGATAAACCAGCAGACTGCTGCTATGCAGTCCCAGCTGGATGCCAGTGACAAGCTTAACAGCTCGACACAGGCGCGGATTAAGTTCGAACAGCAAATTGCTGACCTCAAGTCTAAAACGCAGCTCACCGCTGACCAGAAGTCGATCCTTTCCCGTTCAGATGAAATCCTCCAGGCATATAAGCAGCAGGAGGCACTGCAAAATTCCGTAAAAACCCTGGACGATTACCGCAAGATGCAGGAACAGGTAAAGACGAAAGATAAGCGGACCAACGATCTGCTTAAAACCCGTCTTGAACTGCTGGAGAAGGCCAAAGCAACCGGGCAACTTAAACCCGGTGAATATGCAAAAACGCGGGCAGATATTTATCAAAACACCGATATGCAACTGCCCTCGACGGTTCGTAATGTTGTAGGAAACCTGACACCCACAGGAGGGCGACTCTCTGGAACTTTTGAGGGGATGCAGGGGCAAATCAACGAATATGATCAGGCTCAGCAAGAGCTCCAGCGCTGGCTGGCAGCTCAGGAGGAAGCTTATGCGAAGGCCGGTGAAATAACTGCCGAGGGTGAGGCCAGAATGACCTCTATTCGTCAACGTGCGGCGGATGCAAATCAGGTCATAGAGGCTCAGAAAAACACCATCATATCTGCGGCCACGCAGTCCTTGTTTGATAGCACCGCCGAAATCATGCGAACGGGGTTTGGTGAGCAATCGGCAATCTACAAGGTCGCTTTTGCTGCGAGCAAGGCATTCGCTATCGCGGACTCGATGGTGAAAATCCAGCAGGCTATAGCAAGCGGTGCAGTAAGCGCGCCTTATCCGGCCAACATCATCGCTATGGCCTCAATCGCTGCGCAGACTGCCAGTATCGTCTCAAATATCCAGGCTGTTTCAGGAGTTGGCTTCGCCTCCGGCGGTTACACCGGCCCCGGTGGTAAGTATCAGCCCGCGGGTATTGTTCACAAAGGTGAGTACGTCTTCGACCAGGCTTCAACGAACCGGATCGGCGTGTCTCAGCTTGAGGCACTTCGAAATGGCCAACCGCTTGATGCAACTCTGGGGCGTACAGGGTTTGGTACTGGTGTTCAGAACGTTAACAGCGATAACCGTAGGCAAACAACTGTACACGCGCCGATTAATCAGGAGTTTCATCTCCAGGGTATTACTCCGGAGCAGTTGAGCGCTACACTCAATCAGAATAATCGACTGCTTTCCAGGCAGTTAAAAGGTGAACTCACAAAGGAGGTTACCATGCCACAAGGGGCTTTTGGTAACGCTCTAAAAGGAAACTATACACGACACGGTCCTAGGTAAGCTAAACTGCATTAGCTGAGACTTGATTAGGTAGGTAAGTCTAACAATCTGAGTAGGTGCAAGAAAACACAAGGATCTTATTAATGGAAGCGTTGTTAACATTTACATTTAAAGACTTTATAGCTTTTATGATTCCTCTTTTTATTGGCGGACTTATCTTCAATAGGAGACGTAAACGTAAGGAGGTCCGAGTGAAGTTTTCATTTCTTTGGCTTGTTTTGATAGTCGGTGGAATTCTTGAAATATGCGATGATATCTACACAACTTATTCCTATAGGCATAATCACTTATATAATAATGATACGCTTACAACCGTGTTTAACTATGATTTTGCAAAAATTGTTTTTTGTGGGGTTTTGATTTTTGTTTCTATTGCGCTTCTTCTTCAGGAGTTGCTTTTAAATAAGCAGTCACATTGACGAATATTGCCTGTCGGCACATTGCCCTTTTTTATTTTGATATGGGGCTGTGCCGAAACAATGTAAGCTCAAATTAAAGTCAATAAAATTAGTGTATTGATAATGCTGTGTTTTTGATTTCTTTTAGCTCTTGAGATGAGTTGATAAATATATCGCCTTGTGTGTTTGTGTCGGTTTAAAAAGATTTTTATCTTCGTTAATCTGAACCAAAAAAATCAGAGTTTTCTTCGATTCCATAGTGCTTTATTCTGAAATGAATACCCTCCTGAGGTTAATGGTGAAATTTTATTCGAGATACTTTACCGGGAGACTGCATGACTGATATCTACTACCCACATGACAGCCTCCCTATGCCATTACAGGAAGGATACGGATTTCAGCCTGTAAGCCCGTTAAAACGAACCCAGTTAACCACCGGTCGCGCGAGGCAAAGGCGAGCTTTTACGTCCACGCCGACGCAGGCCAGCATCACCTGGTTTATGGAAACCGATGCGCAGGGCCTGGCGTTTGAGTCCTGGTTCCGTGATGCGTTATCTGACGGGGCTGCATGGTTCATGATGAAGTTGCAGACGCCGTCAGGCATTAAGTTTTACAAATGCCGCTTCACAGATATTTATCAGGGACCGGTGCTAGTGCCCCCGATTTACTGGAAGTACACGGCGACGCTTGAATTATGGGAACGCCCCCTTGCTCCTGCCCCATGGGGTAATTACCCGGAATGGATCGTCGGCAGCTCACTGCTGGATATTGCGCTGAATAAGGAGTGGCCAAAGCATGACGCAGATTAAACGCCTCTACGCCAGCAGCGGGCCGGAGGTGATCATTGAGACGCTGCAGATCACCATTGGCTCTGATGTTCACTACCTTTGCCAGGGTTACGACAACATCACGGCGACGACGGAGAACGGCGATACCGTAACGTTTTCAGCCTGTGCGATAGACATTGCGCTGCCGGCACGCAATGCGGACGGCACGCAGGACCTCAAATTTGCCTTGTGCAATATCGATGGTGTTGTGTCCACGGCGATCCGCAATGCGCTGGCTAACCGTCTGTCTGCATTTCTGACGTACCGGCGTTATATCTCCACGGATTTAGCGGCCCCTGCGGAAGTGCCGTATACGCTGAAAATCAAGTCGGGCTCCTGGACGGCGACAGAGGTGCAGATCACTGCGGGCTACATGCATATCCTCGATACCGCCTGGCCGCGATACCGCTACACGCTCCCTGTATTCCCCGGACTGCGTTATATCAGCTAAGGAATCCCAATGTTTAACCCTGATAAATACCGTTCAGTCACCTGGCTGAAGGGCGGGCGCGTATACCCGCAACTCGACTGTTTCGGCATTGTGAACGAGATACGCCGCGATCTGAATTTACCCGTCTGGCCCGATTTTGCAGGGGTAACCAAAGACGACGGCGGCCTCGACCGGGAAGCACGCCGGATGATGCTTACCCTTGAGCGCTGCGAACCCTGCGAAGGGGCCGGGGTGGCCTGTTATTCCGGGTCGACTGTCACCCACGTAGGGATCGTGGTCAGTATCGATGGTCTGTTGCATGTGGCGGAATGCAACCCAGGCACGAACGTCACCTTTCTGCCGTTGCCGCGATTTAAGCGGCGCTTTGTTCGCGTGGAGTTCTGGCAATGACCATTCGTTTTTATCCTTCCCGGCTTCCCGGAGAACCACTTGAAACGCATGAGCATGGTGTTACGAGCATTCGCAGCTGGCTGGTTACCAATGTCGAAAACTATACCGACCGGGATGTCCCACCGCTGACCGTTGAGGTTGAGGGTAAGTCAATTCCGCCAGGTGAGTGGGCCACCTGCGTGATTCGCCCTGATAGTGATGTCAGGCTTTATCCGGTTCCATTCGGGCTGGAGGCCGCCACAATCGCGTGGATCGGTATCGGTATCTCCGTTGCCGCTGCAGCCTATTCGCTTGTTTTGATGAGCACCATTGATACGGGCGGCTATACCTCATCCACAGGGCGGAGTCTCGACCTGAACCCGGCGCGGGCCAACACCGCAAAACTCGGTGATGCCATTCGTGAGGTGTTTGGCCGGGTGCGTATCTACCCAGATTATGTGGTGCAGCCGGTTACCCGGTTTGATGCCGCCGATCCTACGAAAATGCGCGTCCAGATGCTGCTATGCCTAGGTGTCGGTGATCTGATTTATACCAATGGCGATATCCGGGTAGGCAGCACTCCTGCATCGACGCTGCCGGGTTTCAGCAGCATCCATTACCCGCCAGGAGCGGACGTTTCCGGTGATGAGCGCAGTGAAAACTGGGTCAACAGTACGGAGGTCGGAGGGACATCATCCGGTACCGGACTGGATATGGCCCAGACGTCGCCGGACGCAGACGACATTATCGCAGACAGCATGACCGTCTCCGGATCGAGCGTGACGTTTACCGGGCTGGATACGGATGATGATGACGATAATGACGAGAACGATAACGCGCTGCCGCCCAGCTGGGTCGCTGGCGCCGTGGTCGAACTGAAAGCCCCGGCGAACTACCAGATCACCACGGCGGCCGGATACAGTGTTATCGCCAGCCCGCTGCTGACGGAGATCGCGCCGGTAGTAGGTATGCCGGTAACGCTGGGGTTTAACTCAGTCGATTACGATCTGTTTATCGCGTCATATACTCCTGGTCAGGCTGCAGTGCCCGGCGCCGGGGGGAGTGCGGCAAAACTCCAGGCCAGTGCGGCCCCGACCACCTACGATTTTTCGACCAACTCCAGCTCGTTCACGATCACCTGGCAGGGGATTACCTACCCGGTGTCGCTGGTGGCTAACTATGTCTCGATGTCGGGACTGCTGGCGGCCATCACCGAGGGACTCACCGGCTCCGGCCTGGTTGCGCAGGACAACGGCGGCACCGTACTGATAACCGAGGCGGCCAGTCCGTTCGTTGGTGGGGCGATCACGTCCTCTTCACTGCCTGCAGCTGTTTTCGGTGATGCCCCGGTTTACACCTCCGGCACGGCATCAACCGGCGGCAGCCCGGCGGTAACGGCGAATGTGACACTCGCCTATAACTCTGCCACGGGAACGGCCTTTTCCGGCATGCCGGAGGGGGTGCAACGGCTTTCACTTGCTCACCGCGGGAATGAGTACCGGATTGTGTCAGCTGACGGTACAACGGCGACGGTGGCGCGCCTGGTTTCCGGTGCCGTTGATGAGACATGGCCGGGATTCACAGCCAGGACGATGATCGACTATGAGGCTACTGGTCTTAACGACACGCTGAGCTGGCTGGGGCCGTTCCTGGTTTGCCCTGAAAATGAGACCGTGGATATGTTCGAGGTGAATTTCTCCTTCCCGAACGGCATCTGTGGCTTTGACAGCAAGGGGAAAAAGCGGCTTCGGCATGTTGAGTGGGAGATTCAGTATCGCGTCTACGGTTCCGGATCGGGGTGGGTGAGTCACCAGGGAGAGTATGCGCTTAAAAACGTCAACGGGCTGGGATTCACTGAGCGGATCACCCTCAGCTCTCCGGGACTGGTAGAGGTTCGCTGTCGCCGGCGCAATGAGCAGGGCTCAAACAACGCCAGGGATTCGATGTACTGGCAGGCACTGCGCGGGCGACTGCTGACACGACCTTCATCCTATCCCGGCGTGTCGCTGATGGCGGTGACCGTCGAGACGGGCGGGAAGCTGGCGGCGCAGTCGGACCGTCGCGTTAACGTTGTGGCCACGCGCGCCTATGACTCAGGAGCGGCCAGAACCATTTCGGGGGCGCTGCTGCATGTCGGGAACTCGCTGGGGCTGGAGATGGATGTCGACACCATCAACGCGCTGGAGTCTGCGTACTGGACGCCACGGGGAGAGTATTTCGACTTTGCTACCGGCGACAGTATCTCAGCGCTGGAAATGCTGCAGAAGATAGCCAATGCCGGCAAGTCCCGCTTCCTGTTAAGTGATGGCCTGGCGACGGTCAACCGTGAGGGGATTAAGCCCTGGACTGGCGTGATTACTCCGCATGAGATGGTGGAGGAGCTGCAGAGCGGATTTACCGTACCGTCCGACGATGATTTTGATGGTGTCGACGTGACGTACATCAACGGCGTCACCTGGGCAGAGGAGACCGTCAAATGCCGGACGCCTGATAATCCCACGCCGGTGAAAAGCGAGAACTACAGACTCGATGGGGTACTGAATCAGGATCACGCCTACCAGATCGGCATGCGTCGCCTGATGAAATACCTGCAGCAGCGGGTGACGTTCCAGACCACTACCGAGCTGGACGCGCTGTGCTACAACACGGGCGATCGCATCGTGCTCACGGATGATATCCCGGGCAACAACACGATTTCCTGTCTGGTGGAGGCGATGACAACGGCTGGTGGCGTGACAACGTTCACCGTTACGGAGCCGCTGGACTGGTCTTTCGAAAATCCCCGAGCGCTGATCCGCTATCAGGATGGCTCGGCATCCGGGCTGATGGTGGCGAGCAGGGTGGGTGATTTTCAGCTGTCAGTCCCGCACCTGAGCGAGTTTGATGACCCGATGAAGGTTGACCTGTCGTCGGCAACCATCGAGCCGATCCGCCTGGTGTTCTGCGGCTCAACGCGCCACGTCTACGACGCCATTGTAGAGGAGATCGCTCCGCAGTCAGACGGAACCTGTCAGGTCACCGCTAAAGAATACCTCGAATCGTTCTACCAGTACGACGACGCCACATACCCCGGCGACGTCGCGTAATACCCCATAACAACCCCTAATTAACTCTTTTCGCTCAAACCCTCGTTTGGGCGAAGCCTCTTTTTGGAGCAAAAAACATGGCCTTTAACCCGGAGCTGGGGAGCACGTCTCCCGCTGTGTTGCTCGATAACGCCGAGCGTCTGGATAAGCTGGTCAATGGGCCCGAGCTGACTGAGCCGGATCGCGCTGGCGTTGAGCTGGATACCTGGCGCGGAATGATGGCGAAAAATGATCAGGTTACTGAAGACGCCCGCAAAAGTATTACTGCGCTGGGATTACCCTATTCGACATTATCGGAAGCACAGGCAGCCGTGAACAACGGTCAGATACCGGTGGACTCAGTTTGCTATGTCCGCAGCACTGACGACGCAGTAGCAATTGAGTATTTAAACGAAGCCGGAACACTGGTACCCACCGGGAATGTGTTGCCCTCAGAAGAAACCATCGACAAAAAACTCAATCAGCGACTCGTCCCGGGTCAATACCTGTCGACATGGTTTCCTGTTTTTTTCGATCGAAACAGAAATGTTTACGCGTGGTTTGATGGTGGACGTTGGGACGTTGCTGATTTTGGCGCTAATGCACGAACAATCATTGAATCAGTACCTAACGCCTGGGCACAAAAATTTCTCCCCCAGGGAGACTACTCTCCAAATTACTTTCCGTTTGTTCACGACAGAAATGGAAATGTTTATGCATGGTTCCATAACGGTATGTATGACGGTTATGGATTTGGGCCAAATATTGAAAAATATATCTTAAATCTTGTCGGTGGGGCTTCTGCACAATCAGACAGTTCATTTATTGAAGGAGACCAGTATAAGTTCAACTTTAAAAAAGGTCGTGTTTTCAGTGGGCAGGCAGCGAGTGTTAACACTGCATTTTTTGGTGACTCATGGAACGAAAAAAACACGATCCCACAATCATTAATTAATGTTCTGGGAGGAATGTTTAAAGACCCGGCCTGGATAAGTTGCTCTAACCGCGCTGATGGTGTCATGGCTGGCATATCGCCTGTCGTTGCAACAAACTTTACGAAATATGATGGAGGGAGTAATAACACGAACCCGCCACCGTATGGATGCGGACCTGATGGGAATGGGTATTACAATAACAATACTGTTGGGTCTCTGGCCTGGACCGGTATTACAGCAACCGACCTTTCAGTTTTCTATTATGATGGTTCCGGTTCGTTTACCATCACAATTGATGGCGGCACACCTGTAACAGTCAATGGTGCGAACACCGGAGCAGCTAAAAAGCACGATATCAGTGGGCTATCCGCAACAGCCCATAGCGTAACGATTCAGAGCCTGGGAAGTGGGGTTGTATCCATTTTGGGGATGTATGGAAAGAACAGCGCTGTGCGTTCCGGCGTAACGGTTTCAAGGATGGGGAATGGCGGGGCTATAGGAAGTGATTTCTTTAATTTTTCTGAGTGGATCAAACCTGTTGCACAGTATCTCGATATTGATTTGTTGTTCGTCATCCTTGGTACAAACGATTTCAGGTTAAGCAAGGGGACGACGCAATATAGAAATGGACTGGTGGAAATAATTACAAAGTTTCGGGAAGCTACGCCCGGCATCTGTATTTGCCTGGTGTCACCGGGTCACTGTAATGCAACTGGTACTCCAGCTCTGTCAGAGTACGATGCTGTCATGCGTGAACTGGCTGTTGAGTATAACGTCAACTTCATTAGTGGATATCAGCTATTCCCGAAAACGTACGATAACAGCAATGGGGCCTGGGAGGATGGTTTGCACCTGAGCTCTCTTGGCGCATATATATTGACAAATAAAATCAAAAAAGAATTTTTTCAGGAGTAATTATGCCTATTACAGCCATTTTACTTGATATGAACGGTCCCGTCATACCGGGGATGAAAACCCTTGATGACTTTACTATTTCAAACTGGTTCATCGGGCTCCCGGATGTCAGTGCAACACCGTTCGCTGGTTATTATTTTGGAGAGCCAGCGCCTGATATCACTTATAACTCCTATAACAAAAACGCTCCGGCCGTCATCAATGGTTCTCTGAATAATGCTGACGGTTATATCTCTGTTAACAATACTGACTTTCTGGATACAAGTCAGAAAGCACCTCTGACGCTGACAATCTGTGGTGTGGCTAAACGGAATGCCGGCGGGGCCTCGCTGAATGCCCATATGATCGCAGATTTTTCAGGAAGCGGTTCAGCAGCGAGTGGCTTCTCAATTGGCTTCACGAACGGGACCGGGAATCTCTTTTGTGTAGGCCAGAATAACGGTCAGTCCTCCGCAGGGTATGCCTATGCAGCATTCCCGGCATCAATTGCCGTAGGTGATCTGTTCGCGTTTGCTGCCTCGATAACCCAGGGGACAGTAACCATTGATATTTACAACCCGCAGACCGGGGCACTGATATCATCATCAGCCGCTTTCCCTGGTACCCGAGTGGCCGGGACAAATAACGTCCTGCTGGGGAGGAAAACTGATAATAACAACGAAACAACGACCAAGTATATCAAGTCGGTTTTGTTGATGGAGGGCGTGCTTACTTCAGCAGAGAAGGTTTCTGTTTCGCAGTTCTTATTGTCGATGGAATAAAAAATCCCCTGAGATAAAACACTCAGGGGATTTATTTCATGACATCATTGAAGTATACATTTTTCTCGTACAGAGCTCTTTATGGTGATTTGTTGAGAAAATTCTGGCATTTCCATAATCTGTATTTCAGCCTGCTCTGCCCATGATTTTGATGATGAGGTATCCAGCGAAATAGGGTAATCACCTACGATGACCTTTGCATTGTCATCATAACGCACTGACAATGTTGCTTTTACCTGACCAGTGTCATCCTGACGGACGCTTTCAACTGCATAAATTAAATCTATTTCAACATCCTTGTCGCAGAGATATCCACCGAGATAATGAATCTGGACTGTTTTTAATACTGACAATTTAAATGACATAATGATTCCTTACGCAGGTAAGTAGTATTTTTCGCCGTAAATAAGCTTGCACAGACTGAATGCCGCTGCATCTGCGCCAGCCTTGTAACTGACGGTATAGCCGAGGTCATTCGGGTGGTTGAAATTAGGTGAGTTGAAAAGGGCTGACCATCCGTGTACCTCCACTCCCTGTTTGAACCAGGGGATTTCAGCTTCCAGTACAAATGCGGATTTCTTCCGTGCTGTGGCTCGCGCCATGCTGTTATAGAGGCCAAACCGCACATCACCAACAACTTCAATACCACTCCCTGACCAGTCGGACTCCACAAATGACCGTGACGGCGGCGGATCGAGTACTTCCTCAATAATGCTGTCCAGATTAATTTGCTGAATAGTGGTATTGATCAGGTCAGAGACCGGAATATTTTCTGCCACAGTAATAGTGTTACGATCAGCAGAAATGCCGGTAATTGTGTAGTCGCCTGCATTGCTGCCACCGACCCGAAGGATATGGCCTGGACGGAGAATCTGGCCGCCCCAGCTGGTCGCTGCATTTCCTGTATCATATGAGAAAGCAGTACTAGAGATAGTATTACTGGCTGAATCAAACGTGAAGTTGCCCGTAACATTGAAAGTCCTCACAGGCCAGACAACGTTAAGGTTTCCCAGGGTAATGTTTTTGACGGTATTATGTTCAACATTGTTATGCGGCGTGGTACAAACAATCACGATCGCACCTTTTGCCGTGCACATATCAATAATGTTCTCAAGCTCTGCCTGCTGACGAGGGAAGGTCCTTCCACGATTAAAGTTCCCCACCGGAGCATCATTCATCCCCCCTACAATCAGAACGAAATCAGGCCAGTCGTCAGGGTTTTCACTGGTGAAATACGGTGAGTTTTGTAGCTGTGCTGGAAACTGCTGTAATGCCTGGCCAATTACGCACTGATTGTCGTCGATAAACTCAAATTCCCCATACGGTGATAAATATTTTTTCATCGCCTCAATAAATAGCGTATTCGGCGCAAAAGGCGCCCCCGGAACCCCGCCACCTGTTGAGCCTGCAGCTAATCCTACCGACGAACCCGTTGAAGTAAAAATAAGCCGTTTTTTTGTGACTGTTCTTACGCCATTACTAAACGAAATTTTACCAAATGGCGAAGTGTCGGCCGCTGTACCATCACCAATGAGTTTTTTGCGCAATTTAATATAGGGGTCAGTGACAGCACCCTGCAGAGTGGTGACATCGCTTTTGAGGTTCAGAATGTCTGTGGTCGGATCGCCTGAGAGCAAAAGTTTGAAATTGTTAACGGGAGAACCACGATACTGAACCGTAACAGGTTTCGCTGCCTGCAGTTCGCCGCCCGTAAGCGCTGTGTTCGCCCCCTTCAGCAGATTGCGCGTTACCGAATTTCCGTACAGGTCAGTTATAACAAGCGTCGTTGCGCCGGTATTAGCCACCACGGGTTCAAATGTTATCTGAGTACCGTCACCAAGCAGCCCGGGTATGGTTACGGACACAGCGTTAGGGCTTGAGGAGTCACTTGTTACCGTCCCTTTGGTATACGCATTGAGAACCCGTGCCCTGTCACCTGGGTAGGTCAGCAAACGAAAATCACTGGCGGCCGCATTATACATGAGCAGATACGGGTATCCTGAGACAAGGTCTCCGACAGCCAGAGCAGTACCGCCAGCCTGTTTAATCGTACGTGCCGTCCAACCGTTCAGCGACAGCGTCGGTGTTCTCGTGGTATTGGTTGCGCTGGGTGTAAAAACAAACGCGCGACCAGTGACCAGAACCTGTGATGATGTGGTGTTGGCAGTGTTTCCTGTATACGCGTCCGATGTCATTGTTACTGCCGAAACAATCGCAACGGAGTTCAACTCAACATTCAGCAGGCGTGCATTCAGCTCTGCCGCCACTGGGCCGGATGCGACAAGGACGAAATTGTTGGCGGTTCCTGTGCGGAACTCCATCAGTACCGGTTGATTCAGCAAAAGCTCATTACCAGCGAGCGCTGCGAAATTTTGTTTCTGGATTGCGCGAGTAACGGTATTCCCCTTCGCGTCTGTCACGGTCACACTGACCGCGCCGGTATTCAGGATGGGGGAAAGGAAATAAATAAGACTGCTATCAACCAGCAGACCGGGAATAGTGATAGCGATAGTATTTGCCGCATTGCTGCTGACTGCCGTTGCAGCCTGATAGCCAGTTGGTAACGCAGACAGCATTTTTCTCCCAGTGGCAACCAGCATACCGCCAACATTCATATACTCAATAGCCAGATATGCGTCATCAGGGCTACGCACATAGGTGCTGCTGCCTTCTGGAATATTCGCGATATCCGCCTGCGCCGCCGCCAGCGTCTGATACTGCTTACTGAGCGGGATCAGGTTCTGCCTGACCTCATCGTTTTTCGCCATCATCTGGCGCCAGGTATCGAGCGGTTCACCGCCGCGGTCGTTAACCGTACCTGCCGGACCGTTAACCAGCTCGTCAGCGCGCTTGACGTTATCCAGGAAAATTTCAGGCGTCGTCGTTCCCAAAGGCGGGTTAAGTTCGGCCATGTTTTTTGCTCCAAAAAGAGGCTTCGCGCAAACGAGGGTTTGAGCGAAAGAGCGGAGCTTTTTACAATCAGTTATTTCAAGGAGTTAGATAGTGCTGATTGGCTATGCGAGGGTATCAACCGGGGATCAAAACCTCGACTTACAGAAAAATGCGCTGATCCGCGCAGAATGTGAGCTGGTTTTTGAGGATATGGCCAGCGGGAAAAATGCCCAGCGGCCAGGGTTAAAGCGCGCCTTACGCAGGCTTAAGCCCGGCGATGTGCTGGTGGTCTGGAAACTTGACCGACTGGGCCGAAGCGTGCGTGACCTGATTACACTCGTGTCGGAGCTGCAGGCGCGCGGGGTGAATTTCCGCAGCCTGACTGACAGCATCGACACCTCGACGCCTGCGGGACGTTTCTTCTTCCACGTCATGAGCGCCCTGGCGGAAATGGAAAGAGAGCTGATTGTCGAGCGTACACGAGCGGGTTTAGCCGCAGCGAGGGAGCAGGGGAGAGTCGGCGGCCGCCGCCGGGTAATGACTGAAGTAGTGGTGGAGCGGTGCCGCAGAATGCTGGAGAACGGCGCTACCCGGCACCAGATCGCAGATGTGATAGGGGTGGGAGTGAAGACGATTTACAAATATTTGCCAGTACAATACAGCGATAAAAAATCCCCTTGAGCAGGCACACTCAAGGGGAAAATACTACATAACATCATTGCTGTGTGCGTCTTCGCACACGCCTATCTTCTAAGAAGGCGCCCAAAGCTTCCAGATATTTCTGGTCTGAGTTGTTACATCATGGAGGAGGTGCCGATGTGATAGGTTAAGAGCGAAGACGGTCTGTAAGTACCTTCCGAAGTAGAGGAACAAGGATCATGAATTTGAGTCTATACCATCCCAATTCATACATTCTTTGTAATTCTATGAAATATTGAGCAGAGTATTCTGTTCGAAATGAACCATATGGAATAGCCAAAGGCTAAAATGCCCAGCGTAAAAACAACAATCAGCAAGTCCGTCTGTGACATCTTATATCCATTTGCAGTAGCAGGTTTTGAGAAAAGATAGTTCAAAGCTGGCACATAGACAACATAATCACTAAGTGAAACCAATATAAGGGGCTCAAAGGTGACTGGTTCCCCCCTCTGTGTTCCTGATTGATAGTTAAAACCTCTATTGATCAGATTAGCGAATAAAACTACTGTATATAAAAACAGTATTTTGTGAGCGAGTTTATTATGCAGTTCTACACGCCCGTTGAGTTACGCCAGATCATGCTGCTCCCGTTGTACAGTGACCTTGTGCAGTGCGGCTTTCCTAGTCCAGCGCAGGATTATGTTGAGCAACGTATTGATCTGAACGAGTTGCTCGTTAACCACCCAAGTGCGACGTATTTTGTCAAAGCCGCCGGCGACAGCATGAAAGACGCAGGCATAGGGGAAGGTGATCTTCTGGTCGTGGATAGCTCAAGAACAGCAGTTCATGGCGATATCGTTATTGCTGCTGTGGATGGGGAATTCACCGTTAAGAAGCTGCAGCTGCATCCGCGGGTTCAGCTTAACCCAATGAACCCTGCATATTCGCCAATAGTCGTCGGTAGTGAGGACACTCTCGACGTGTTCGGGGTGGTTACGTACATCATTAAATCAGCTGGCTAA